ATGAAAAAAATCATTATCTCGTTATTACTACTGGCAAGTTCAGGGGCCGCGCTGGCTGCGCCACAGGTCATCACCGTCAGCCGTTTTGAGGTTGGCAAAGATAAGTGGGCGTTTAATCGGGAAGAGGTGATGCTGACCTGCCGTCCTGATAACGCGCTGTATGTCATCAATCCCAGTACGCTGGTGCAATACCCATTGAATGATGTTGCCAGACAGCAGGTAGAGAGTGGGAAAACTACGGCGAAGCCAATCGAGATTATCCAGATTGACGACCCGGCGAAACCGGGCGAAAAAATGAGCCTCGCACCGTTTGTGGAGCGTGCAGAAAAGCTCTGCTAATTGTCAGATGTAGCGTTCTGATTTCCAATAAAAAACCGCAAGGCTCGCTCAGGAGAACTTGCGGTTTTTACGTTTAGATGTGTGACAATCGTCCTTTTTTTCAGGCCACTTTAGTCGCGGACTGGAAAACCTGGCGCTGTCATCTATTCTTAAATGGCAGGGTAACTTAGCCTGCATTAATGCCAACTTTTAGCGCACGGCTCTCTCCCAAGAGCCATTTCCCTGGACCGAATACAGGAATCGTATTCGGTCTCTTTTTATCTATCTGTTTTCATTGGGTTTTTTCGGTGCTTTCACGAAATCCCACGAAAATTACTCGAAATTTCCATATCCTGTCTAAACCATAACATATTCTGCACCGCGTGCGTCCAGGTATTTTTTGGTCATTGTTAAATTTTTATGCCCCAGCAGTCTCTGTGCGAAATCCTCTCCGCGCTCCCTTTCATAGAGCCTGCTCGCCAAGCTCCTGATCTCATGGAACGGGGGAGGGTTGGGGCCAAACTTTAACTCTGTAGAATCCCTGATATCAGAAAATGCTTGGGTGATTCCGTCCGGAGTTAACGGACCTGGCTTCCGGCCACCACGCCTTACCGCAGAATAAAGCATGAAGTCTGACGGGTTGTTTTTACGACAACGGTCGATAACATCCTGCAATACCAAATCAGCAGAGTCCAGTCGCAAATCAAGTGGCAACGCCAATTTGTGACCTGTCTTTTCCTGCGTGACAAACAATCTTCCATCCCTGATATCGCTGAATCTGAACAGTGATACGTCCTCTCTTCTCTGCCCGGTGACCAGCGCCAGGTCACATGCATTTGCAGCCCATCCAGAATGAGCGGTAGCGGCTTCCCTTATTATCTCAAACTGCTCGAGCAAAAGACGCTCACGCTTCACTTTTGGCGTCGGCGTTCTTGTCGGCTCTGCCGGGTTCCTTTCAATATGTCCCTCGACGATCGCCTCCCTGAAAATATCCAACAATACCGAACGCAGGCCTGAGGCCATGCTCTTCTTATCGCAGAGTATGTAACTCTCCAGGAAAGTAGATACATCCTTCGTGCTGACCGCCGATAGCGGCATACGTCCGAATTCATCACTGATAGTGGCGATCTGATTGCGCCTGACCTTCATTGTGTTGGGCTTCAATTCTCTTCGCTCAAGAATTACTTCGTAGCGCTCGAGCCACGCTTTCACCGTAAACGTTGGTGTTTCCTTTATGCGGTCCAGCAGCGCTGACGGAAGGTAATTCTGGTCGATGTAGTTGTTGGCCTCGATGGCCTGAGAAATGGCGTCCTTTCTGTCGATCCGGCCAAGAGATAATTCTTGACCGGTAATCGGGTTTCGCCAGCTATAAAGCCTGTCTCTTTTACGATAGGTCAGGTTACGGGGCAGGTTAGCGTCGTAACGTACTGGCCTTTTCGCCATGAGTCAGTCTCTCCAGTAGAGTGCCGCCAGTTGGCAGCGCTAAGCGTTTTGATTTGGGACGAAGGTTCTTCTTGCTCGGATCCACATAGATGGCGTCAGGCTGAACCTTATATTCTTTGCCGTGAAGTTCCGGAGCAGGGTAGATGCGCCCCTCCCGCGCCCAGCGGCGAAGTGTTGAAAGAGACGGCGGGGTTGAATAAGTCGAATTCGCCCATTCCTGCAGATTAAGAAGCTTGGCCATACTACCTCCGGATCCGGCAACTCATTATAGAGCTGACGGAAAACTGTTAATGAAATATCGTTATCAAGAAACCTGACCCGGCAGTGCGCGCAGCCGGCGCATACCTGTCATCGCCGTGGCCACGTAGCTGGCCTTGCGGTTCACTACTTCCACCCAGACCTTCACGCCTTCAACTCTCACCGTGTACGTCTCTTTCATCTTGCTACGCCCGTAGTCGCCGTAGCGTTGCTGGTGGGTAGCCAGTGCGATGTCGCATGCCTGGCGTGCTAATGGGGATTGCTGATTTCCGCGGTTAATTAGTCGCATGGCTATTTCCTTCGATACGCTTAAACTCGATCACCCACACCCACGGATTAGCCTGCCAGCTGCCTTCTCCGTAGATGGATTCCCACAGTTCTTCCCACACCTGAAAGCCATAAGTGGCGGGGCGGAAGTCGTAAAGACCACAGCCGATCTCTTTGCAGATATCTCCCAGGGTAATGGCCTGCAACCGTTCCACGCGTACATCGGTGATCTCCAGTAGGATGCGGGATGCCCAGCGCGGCATGTGGATAGATGGGCGCTTACGCCATAAATGATTTGGCTTGGCAGCAGAGAATTTTCCACCACCCAATCCGTTTGGGTAATGGTCGTTAGGTTCGTTTGGCGGATTACCATCTGCCGCAAAGAGAACCCGTCGTGAACCATACCAGCCGTATTCATCATCATCAGGGTAACGGGCGTAACTCTGTCCAGCCTGCCACCATGTCTCGCGCACCCAAATTCGATCGCCTGGTTTGCCGTGTGGACTGTTTCTATAATTCCCCGCTAATAGTTCACCGGCTAATTCATTTCCTGACAGTTCGCACATTGCATCTCTATCAATATGCGGGAACTTTACTGGCCGCCGGGTCTGCGTCTTCCCGGCGTCGAGAATGGCGCTAACCATCTCACCATTGAAAATCATTGGGCGTTCCGTAATTTTCGTCATGTCGTTACCGGGAGGGAGAACCCTCCCGCCTCCCTTAGGCCACGTATTCCGGTTTCATATCCGCCAGGGTGATGCTGAACTGATCGTGCAGCTCGTCGCCCATGTGACGCTTATTGGTTGCCAGCACGCGCTCAACTTCGGCGAATCGTTCTGCTGCACCCGGTTCATCCGGAGACGGCAGGGAGTTGATCGCGGCCTCTACCTTGTTACGTGAATCAACCAGGTAGTAGCGCTTCACCGCTTTGTTCTTCAGCTCGGTGAACAGGGCAGAACCGAGCGTGACCTTCGCGCTTTCGATATCAGCGCGCAGTGCTTTGGCGCTATCAACATCTTGCGCAGCATCGATCCGTTCGCGGAAATCATCGGCCAGTGAGCCGATATTTACCGATGATTCTTGTGCGCTCTGCGTGGTTGTGACGGTGTCACCTGAGATATCCGCCAGGCTAACGCGCTGGGCGGGTGCCGGATTAATTACCTTCTCTTCGCGATAGGAGAGATCGTCTGCATCCTGAAACCCCATGACCGCGGCGGGGCAATAGGCCTTTGACCAGTCCTTCGTGGCAAGATATAAAATCTGCTGCTTTGGTTTTGTAACCCATAGCGGGGAATTTCTGATTGCCACGCTGGCCAGATACAATGGCTCACCCCAGGTTATTTCCGATTCACCCCGGATAATCGCGCCAGCGCGAATATATAAACCATCCTCATCTTCATCTGACCAGTCGCGAACTCTTTCAGTTTTTTCATATGCACCCTTGCTACCCATCTTTTTAACGGTGACATCTTTGCTGCGAATGCAATTTTCCCAATTCCCGCCGTACTCATAATGAAAGCGCCCACGGATAGCGCCTGAACTGGAGAGAATTGCACTGATGAGTTGCGCTTCATAACCAAGCTTCCCGTTGACGAAGAAGGTTTTTTGCGCGACAGCGTACGGGTTCATACCCCACTGCATGGCCTGCATAACAATCGCCATGCAGTCGGCAGGTTTGCCCACCAAATGATCAGGGACGGCGATAGTTGCGTCAGCCATGAGATTTGCAAATGCTGTCAACTGACTGAGTGCCTGCACATTAAAAATGGAGTTAGTGGCAGAGATTGTGTTTGGAGCCTGCTGCTCCGCAGTTACGATATTTGTGTTATCCATCGTCATTCCCCTTATGCCTGAGTGCGCAGCGCTTCAAGGCGGCGCAGGTCGAAGTCGTTCAGTTCGTCGGTGTAATCAGCGGTGATCGGCGCTGGCCATTCGCCAGTGTCAAAGCCGGTAGCGATAGCGCGCATCGCCTTGCGGTACTCGAGCATGCCCAGCTCCAGTAGTTCGGCGGATGCCTCAATGATGGCGATCCAGTGGTAGTTCTCGTCTTTGTTGACGAAAATCCAGAAGAACTGGTCCAGTGCTGCGGTCTCGCAATACATGGCGGCGCTCAGGTGGTAATCACGGTCGATGATTTCCCGGTGCAGTTTGGCGCGCAGGCCTTCCTGCTTAACGTTCCACATGCTGATGGTTTTCAGGTCGGCGCCGATGCGCAGGCCGTCCAGGTCGATCTCCAGATCCGGACGAACGCGGACTTCCAGACCGGTTTCGTCGTCAAAGCCAAAGTAGCTGACCTCCACGGCGCGGCTCGGGTGCTGAAGCAGCATCCCGGCGGTTGGGTGCTGTAGCAGGGCTTTCTGAATGGCCAGTGCGGTGCTCAGTTGCTGGCGGGTGACCAGTACTTTCCCTTGCGGATTCTCGCGCCACGCATCCAGCAGCTCGTCGGCAAAGACGGCGTCTGGATTAACAGACTTAACGACCTGAATCAGATCAGCTTTGGTACCGGACACTTTCAGCGGCGCGGGTTTCTGCGCTTCCTGCGCTACCAGGTCAGGATTGATGATTGCCAACTGCTCGAGTAACGCATCACGACTACCGCTAGTTTTCACCTGAGCAGGCAGAGTGGCGTTGTATTCCTTGATGCAGGCTTTCATCGCCGCTGCGGTCTGCTTCTGGTCCGCTTCGATACGCTGGTACTCTTCGGGCAGAGACATGTAGCTCTGGCCAGTTTCCTCGACGGACCCACCCAGTGGCACCTGAGCAGGCAGAGTGGTGTTGTATTCTTCCAGCAACGCTTTGATATCGTCGGCGCTCAATTGCGCTGGCAGGCTGGCGTTGTACTCATCGATAAACGCGCGGATTGTTGCCGTTGTGGTGAACGCGCCTTCTGGTATCGCCGGTTCAACGCTGAACTCTTCATCGAGCTGCTCTGGCTGCAACGCAAGGCCGTGCACCAGGTTACCCATGTCCAGTACCGGAGAACGCTCTTTGGTGATCGTTTTCTCAACGTGGCGCGCATTGAAGTACATCAGGCTGACGCGGGCGTCTTTTACCTGCGTGCTACTGATCCCGTTCGCTGCGTGATAAACCTCATTCGGCAGACCTTCATAGCGGCCAGGCTCGAAGTAGGCTGGATACACAACAGCCGGTTCTTCAGATTGCGCTTCTGGCTCGGTTTGATTAACTTTTTGGATGTTTTGATGCACGGATTTATCATTCTGATGCGCATTTTCTGGTTTTTGTTTCACATCGGCTTGCTGGCCGGTATGTGACTCTTGACCAGTTTCCAGACTGCTTTCGCCTGACTGCACTTCAGTACCAGCCTGTTTTTCATCACTGACAGTTTCTTCCATCTGCACATTGCTGGTGGTGTCCTCATTAACTGGTGAACGGTCATCTGTTTGTTGGGCGGTTGATGCGAGGTCTTCTGTGATCCATTTCGGATCTGTAGGGTCACTAACCCCCTCAACATATTCGCCGCGGGAAGCTGCAAGAATTTTGTTTACGTCTTCAGCCGTTACTTTTTCCTGTTTCATAGGTACAGGCATAGACGAACGACCGCAGGCTATATCAACGAGCAACGGATCTGGGTTGGCGTGGTCGGTTTCCGTCAGTACTCTATTCAAATATTCTTGGTGTTTTACAGGATCAGCATAAAGCCCTTCTGGTGTAGTTTTTACTGTTGCGATAATGCAGGCACGTGAGTAGTCCAGGCTACCAGGCATTGAAACGAATCTCTCTCGAGTCGCCAGCCATTCGGGATCGTCCATCTTATTCATGATGGAGTTTGCCTGTAGTTCTATATCCAGTGGGACGTTGTAAATATCAAATTCGCGGTCACGGGCACGTAGCGCCAGAGCAATCTCATGCTCCAGACCGAGAATGGTTTGCGGGAATTTACGGTCAGAGATAATTCCGCCGCCGGCGTTCGCACCTGAAGGTGTGCGATTAATGGTTGTTACACGATTACCTTTGCTCCACTCTTTAACCAGTAGGCCGCGGTCAATGTAATCAGTTTTGAACCACACCGTCAGGAACTGGATAACTGTCGCCAGCTCCGGTTTTTTACCGTCGACAGGGAAGACTTTCTTAACGGCATTCACGACTTTATGAATATCGTGCTCAATGGCTTTTTTGAATGCTTCTACATTCTCAGCAGCCAGCAGCAGGTTTTGGGCGTACGCGTTATCAGTGTCCATCTCAAGGCGGACAATCTCGTTTTTCTGACCAGCGTCGACGTGATAGAGATATTCACCATCACCGATGAACTGAGCCAGTACGCGCTGACGGAATGGCAGGGTGGCAACGACGATCAGGTTCGGCTGCTCTGACTGCTGAGATTCTTCTGCGGTGCTGTCTTCAATATCTGCGTCGTCGACAGACTCATCTTCAGCCTGTTGTTTAACATTCCAGGTGCGCTGGTCTTCGGCCAGTTCATAACGATCACACCAAGTGAAATCAACTTCACCTTCTTCCGGAAGGTCATCAACAACCGGGAAATCAGTGCGAATCGGTTTGGCGTAGTCCTTGCCACGACCTGTTTCGATGCCTGCATCTTCCAGTGCGACATCCAGCATTAGGTTGGCGCGAGCCTCAGTTTTTGCAGTGAACCAGACCACTGCATCTTGCTTTCCGGATTTCTGAGTGGCTTTAACCACATAAAAGAATTCCATGTGAGATCCTCATTTTTGGGTGTTAGAATCCCCGGGCCATTGATAGCGCCCATTGGGTTAACTTTGGTTTTGATGTTGTTTCCGGTGTAACTTTGGTCGGTGCCACCGGACGTAGATCCCGCTTTGCGCGGGGTGTACGTTAGCCTTCGTGAGCCATCTGGTCGTGCGAAGCGCAACGTCTGGAACAGTACTCTTTCTCTTTGCGCGCCAGCAGTGAGCCGTTGCGATAAAGAAGGGTGCTTTTGATTACTTCTTCCGGTTTAACCGGCTTTCTGCAGTAACCGCATTTCTTGTCTTGCATGACACTCTCCGTTAATGGCTGAGGCCATTCCCCAGACCGTTCAGATAAACTTCAACCAGCAAATCCCTGGTGTAAGTCATCTCAACGCCGCGATGCAGATACAAACGACCGCGAGCATTAGCTGATGCCGTCCAGGTTGAATCCTTATGTTTGACGAGCATTCCATGCTGAACTGCGCCGCGGTTTACCGTCTGTGTACCGTAGTGCTGATGAACCATCATGTTCTCCAGTTTTTCGAGTGAACTTCGCTGGTGGTGCCGTGATGCTGATCTTCACAGTTGAGCGTTTTAACTCTGCAGTTCACCACCGCGAAGCTCACTTCTGTGTTTGCCCTTGTCGCCAGGCTGGCGGAACGTTTGAACTTGATGCGCTTAGTGTTTCGCGATGGGATGATAATGTACTATAAGTTCATTGAAGTAAAGTACCAATAGTACATTTAAGTGGTGTGGCAAGTTCATAAACGCATAACAATATGAACTTTAAGATTATTTATTTTTTTCTCTAGTCTTGCTATGCTCAAAAAAACACCAAATAGGGTATTGCTATGGGCTTAGGTATGGATATGTCACGTGATGAACTGCTGGAGGATCGCGCAGCGTTCATCGCTGGCGAGATTGGCGGAGCGGTTGTTGAGTTGATAATCGACGGTGTGGTGATTGACCGTGACGCTATTGTCGATCGACTGGAAGCGAAGCGAAAAACCGTGGGCAATGTGATTCACAAGGGATTGCTGAGGGATGCAGCGGAGTTCGTGAGGAAAGGGCAGTAAAAACCCGGCGCGGTGGCCGGGTATAGTTAATTACAAGCGAATTTTATGCCATCTAATGTAGTGTTTTTAAGTATATCTTCGGCGTAAAACTTGAAATAAACTCTCATTAAAGATGAAAAATACCAAGTGTGATCTTTTAAAAAATCTTCATCGACAATTTCATCTTTGGGATAAGAAAAAATCATCCTGATGTCAATTTTAAGAGAAAAGTCTGGTTTTTCGACATCCTTCCTAAAGCCTTGTGCAATAGGGCTTGCTGACACTTTGATCGATTGCATTGATGGATTCTCTGTCAAAACACCTCCACCAACTTCAAAATCCAAGGCGCCGTATGTAACTTTGATAGTGCCTTCACCAGGAGTGAGCATAGTTTGATTGAACTCTACGTTTAGTATTGCAGATTCAACCATAGTGATATCACTGGGCAACATTTATCTCATAATCCCTGTTTTGCGGTTTAATGGTTATCTTGATGACCGGCTTTGGTTCGTCCATAAAACTGTTTAAATTTGTAACATAATGCTTTTGAGCAGGTACAATCGGGTAAGAGACATCACATCCATTTTTCAAAATCACTACCCTTGCTTCAGCGCCTAAAGCATAGGATATGTCGGAGAGCGTTTTTAATGTCATGTTCCTTGTGCCGTCTAACAACTGTGAAACATGCGAAGCCGATTTACCAAGCTTTTTAGCAAGATCACATTTATTTACACCTGCGTCTTGCATGGTTAAAAGGATGTCTTCGGTAGCATTGAACACCAATCGCTCGCTAGCCATCTCCCTTTCGCTAATATATGGGAAACCAAAATTATCATCAGCAAAAGTGTTATCAACAGTCATCTAAACCTCTCTCGATTCGCTCCCAGTTATTGCATACTTTTTGGGTATCGGAATCACTTAAATCATCAAAGTCTTTGTAGATGTAATGACTCATAAAGTAAGTCATTGAGACTCTCTCAGACTCCCAATAGTAACCTCTAATAGGTATCTTCTTGATAGCCCAGAAATTTTTTTTAGGTTTGCCATTGTAAGAAGGTAGTATCCCTTCCTTTCTGACGCTAAGATCCGGAGTTCTCTTACCCGATGCTAAGCGTTCTATTTGTAGCCTAAGATTAACCACCATTGTCTTTTGCTTCTTCGATGGAGTAACACTTAGTATTGCATCAGCTAGAGTTGATAGAGCGCCATTACAGTGAGTTACTGTGAAGCAAGCACCTTTAAAAGTATGTTGAACCATCTACCAGTCCATAGTTAACATATATATTAACCCACAAATTGCAAGTGAGCCACCTTCATATTATAGAGATCATCCGTAACCTAACGCATTACAGTCCATGATACACAAAACACGGCGTATTGATGAGCGACAATTTTTGCGAGTTTGGTTAACTCCGCCTCCCCATGTTGCTTCTGTGAGTCGTTGCTGACCTTAGCCAAACGCTTCTTCTGACCGCTTATGAGCCTGGCGTCGCGTACCCACCCACAACGAACCAGACTAAGAACGCGACTGCTACGACGAACACTAGGATCGGAAACGCTATCCCAATTCTCATGATTTTCCCTTTCTACCCATGCTTCCTGTAGGTCTGCGGCATGCTACCGATCACCTTTCCGAATACGAATATTTTGTTCATCTCTTCCTTCTCAATCGGCTCCCAAGGTCGATAGGTCTGGTTGTCTGAGATGACCAAGAGTTTATCTTTCATCTTCTGAAGTCGCTTCACATGGGATGTGTCGTCATAAATGAAAGCGTAAATTCCATCACCATCAAAGTGTTGAACGCTTATATCGACAAACAGCAAATCACCAGGCTCAATCGTTCCAGACATGCTGTCTCCGCGAACGTTGATGATGCGGATCTGTTCCTGTTTACGACCATTAAACATCTGACGCGCATCTTCTACTGAGTACTCCACGGAGCGTAATACCTCTACGAACTCACTATTGATCACGCCCGGGCCTGCACTGACAGATACATTGAGCACATCTATGCGAAATATTTCTGTCGATTTCTGCAAGCGTCCCTCAGATATTCCATCAGCCTCGCTGTCACCTAACAGGTAAGTTGAAGTTGTACCAATACTCGCAGCAAGCTCTTGCAGCTTCCCGCGTCTTGGAATTGATTCCCCGTTAAACCATTTGCTTACGGCCTTTGGTGTCAACTTCATCTTTTTGGCTATCTCAGCCTGACGACCATGAACCGGCAAACCAGCTTTATCGCAGGCCAGCGCTAGCCTATGGGAAAAGTCTTTTCGCGCTTTTTCTTCCTGAACCATAGGTTCAATCATAATATCTCTTGCGTGAACTATCAGTTCCGACATAATATGTACTTACAGTTCATATTGAGGGTTAAAAAATGCAACCAACAAGCCTTGGCGAAATCATCAAATTGATTCGCGTACCCGTGGTGGCCAAAGCATGCGAGCGGACTCCGCGAGCAATTTACAAGTGGATCAATAGTGGGTGCTTGCCACGTACTGATTACACCGGTGAGACAGCTTATGCATCGAAAATTGCTGAGGCCTCAGGTGGTCGCTTTACCACCACCCAAATTCTTGAAATCAGCAAACCAAAAGTAGCCTGACCGGCGCTTTAACCACGAAAGGGAAAGCACTATGCAATCACTTACGTTTTACCAGGATACAGGATCGCCGCAGCAGGCGGTGATAAATCGTGCTCAAGCGTGCAAGGGACCTAGCCATGAAGATATTCGTGATGCCGTTCGCTCATGGGCGGGTGTAGATGGTCAGGATGTCGTTTCTGCTCTGATCATCGAAGAGTACCAGGCGCAAGGGGGAGACGAGATCACTTTCCCTGATGACCTCAGCCGACAGCGTCAGAAGCTTTTCCGCTTCCTGGACAACCATTTCAACAGTGAAAGATACCGCGAGAACGTCCGCCAGCTGACTCCGGCAATTCTTGCTGTTCTGCCGCTCAAGTACCGCAACCGTCTGCTACCAGAAGACAACGTTATGGCTCGTCTGGCTCGGCTGGAGAAAGAAACCAGTGAAGCGAAGATTGCTGTCGCGATGGATGCTCCACGACATCAGAAGCTGAAAGAGCTGAGCGAGGGGATCGTGGAAATGTACCGCGTTGACCCTGGGTTAACCGGTCCACTGATGGAGATGGTGCAGATGATGCTGGGGGCTATATGACCGGTTCAAAAATGGCGAAAGCCGCGGTGCGCGAACACCAACGGCTTTCTGGTGCAATTCATTGCGAAATCATTGCGGGGTAAGTATGCCTAACCACAAATTGTTTTGCCAGCGTGTCGGACCGCGACTGGATAAATCTTCCCTTAATTATTCTTCAGGAGGACTTAATGGCCGGGGACTGGATAAAGATGCGTACATCACTGGTCACCAGCCCGAAGGTGAACGGAATTGCGCGAATACTGGAGCGTTCACCGGAGGTGGGAAAAATGTTCACACTTTCGCATAACACCACGTTATCAGACGTTGTAACGCGTAACGTAACCCGTAACGTTACGGTGTCGTTACTAGTAACGTTTTGGTCTGCGGCAAATGAACACTCGCGTAACGGTGTATTTGAAAATGCAGACCTGTCTGATATCGATGATATTGTCGGAGTACCCGGTTTTGGGGCTGCATTATCAACCGTAGGCTGGGCCATTTATGATGCGGAGAATAACTGCGTCATTCTTCCAAACTTCAATGAATACAATACGTCAGGTGATATGCGCTCAGCTACGGCCAAGACAAATGCGCAGCGCCAGAAGGAGTTTCGTGAACGAAAAAAACTCCAGGAAAGTAACGTAACGAGTAACGTTATTAGTAACGTAACGCGTAACCGCAGAGAAGAGAAGAGAAGAGAAGATCTAAACCCAGAGAGAGAACGCGCGGGCGGAAGTCATTCTGGGGATGATATTTCTGGAAATCACCCACCTCTGCCAGCTATCCCTCCCAAACCTCAGAACGAGGATTTGGGGCCCGGTCTGGATTTTGGCCCATTGGGTAAATTTCCGATCACTGACTCATGGACCCCGTCTCCAGACTTCGTGCGTCAGGCTGCGCTCTGGGGTAAGAACGTCGGCACTGAGCCGGGTTACACCGCTGAAGAACTTCAGCAATTCCGTGATTACTGGATACCTGACGGCAAGGTTAAACACCAGTTGGCTTGGGAGCAGACCTTTGCCAACAGTCTGTTGCAATCGCGTGGTCACGGCCAAAGGACCGTCCATGTTGGACAGCGAGATCCCAACCGAATTTCTGAGCCAGATAAAACCATCCCAACCGGATTCAGGGGGTAACGGTGAAAAACATTGTTAATTCCGGCAGCGCTCTTGAGCGCCTGAAAAAACTCATTCCGCCAGGCGTTCAGCCGAAGTTCACCAGCGCAGCAGAGCTGCTGGCGTGGCAGCGGGAAGAAGGCCTGAAACATTGCGAAGAGTTGGACAAGCTGAATCAGAAAGCGCGCACAGAGAAAATCTTCGGCCGCTCAGGAATTCAAAGCCTGCACCGCAGCTGCACGTTCGCCAACTACGAAGTATCCGGAGAGCAACAGCGAAAGGCCTACACCATGGCGAAAAGCTACGCGCAGAACTTTGGGGCTGGCTTTGCGAGCTTCGTGTTCAGTGGCGGTCCTGGTACCGGGAAAAACCATCTGGCGGCAGCGATCGGAAATCATCTCCTGTCCGGTGGCCAATCAGTGCTGGTGGTGACAATCCCTGACCTGATGCTGCGTGTTCGCGAGTGCTACGACGGTGGCCAGTCAGAGGCTTCACTTCTGGATGACCTCTGCAAAGTCGATTTGCTGGTACTGGACGAGGTCGGTATTCAGCGCGGAAGCAGCGGTGAGAAAGTCATCCTGAATCAGGTTATCGACCGTCGGCTGTCGTCGATGCGTCCGGTTGGTGTTCTGACGAATCTGAACCACGACGAACTTCTCGGCGCGTTGGGTGCACGGGTTATCGATCGCCTCCAGATGGATGGCGGGATGTGGGTGAACTTTGACTGGGGCAGCTACCGCAAGAACGTTAGCCATCTCCGGATCGTTAAATAATCTCGAGGGAAAATCACTATGGCAAGCAAATCACTGTGGGCAATCGTCGATTTCCTTCGGGTTAACCAGACCATAACGCCTCGTCAGGTTCAGCACCTTCTGGGATGCGACTGCAAGAAAGCACACAACCTGCTGCTTCACCTGACACGCAAAGCGGTAGTTATCCGTACTGGCGAACCGCATCGCCCGGTCTATTCACTTCAGCCCGGCGGGGAGTTGAACATTAAGCAGATCAAACAGAACACGAGAAAAAACATGGTTACTTCAGTTTGCCGCACAAGTCCGGCTATGCAGCGGGTTCTGGCGTTTTACGGGAGGGCATCAGCATGAGCAGCAGAGAAAAATTTGAGCAAGCCATTAAGGCTCGTTTCGGCGACTTGATTGATTACCGGGTATGCAAAAACTCTGATGGCGAGTACATGGCCTGGGATATGCAGGTTGCATGGTGGGCATGGCAAGCATCAGAAGCATCCACGGCAGTACAGCTCGCTAACACCGAGAGCAAGTGCAGGGAGCTGGCTGCTGAGAATGGGGTTAAACAGGAGTTCATCAAAACCTGCTTCCGCGCAGCTGCTGATGGGGTGTCTATGGATGGCGATGATATTCAGAAACTTGGTGAGCGTCTTGGTTTGTTCGGACGTGAAACCTACCAGCCAGTGCTGCACGGATATATCTGCGGACATGAGGCTGGAGAGGATACCGTTTACGTCATGAAGAAAACCCCGGCAACCGACTCTTTCCTGGCTGAAGTGCAAGCAAGTTCGCGTAACGAGGGTATCAACTATGCCGCCAGCCGCCTGGCTGCTGCGTACAACCACGGCTTTATTGATAAGCCACTGGCAGAGGTAAGCGACGTTGTCCGCATGATTCTCGATGCAAAAGACGAATTAGCCAATGCCACAATTCCACCCGCAGACGGTTTATCCGGAGAGTATGCCGAGAAGTCGTTAGCAGAGTTCGCCGCCCAAATTCGCAAAGGAGCCGCGCTATGAGCAAAGTAACTTTCGTCGTTGAGTTTGAGGATGGAAAAGAGCCAGCAGTGAGCGCCGGTATGACAATCTTTGGTGGAAAGCTCTCGGCTGTCTCATGGAGCAATGCGCTGGAAGAAAAAGTATTCTCCGTGCATGAATGCCTTCCATCACCCAATGACACGGTTCTGCTTTTCGATTCAACCGGTGAAGGATGGCTGATTGGTTGGCGCTCAATGTGGATGACCTTCGGGCAGAAAGAGACTGGAAGTTGGCAATGGACTTTCCAGAACGGTGATATCGATATCGACGATGTTGTTATCACTCACTGGGCGCCAATGCCAGAGGAACCGGAGGCAGCCCAATGACAGCACTCAACAAACAGGCGCTGCGTGAAGTGGCTAATGCTGCAAACATAGCTTCATGGGGGAAATGGGAGTCGTATAAGCCACACAAAGGCGCGAGAGGATATGAAGTAAGAGTTGGTGCAAAAGCGGTTGCTCAACACTGTCTTAAAGTTGACTCAGCATTCATTGCCGCAGCCAACCCGTCCACCGTTCTGGCGCTGCTGGATGAGCTGGAAGCCGCGCAGAGCTACGCGAAAGATCGAGACGAAGAGAATCAAGACCTGATGCTTACCGTTGGGCGGTTGCGAGTTGAGCGTGAAGCGAGTGAGGCCGAACTGAACAATGCCCTCTGCGAACTCCTACCCGGCACTCAGTACATGGACCCACCAGACGGTGGCAGCGTTACGCCACTGGAGCAGGTGCGACGAATGGTTGCTGACTATCGAGATCGTATTTCCAACTTAGAATCGCGAAAGGTATGCGTTCCAAGGATATCTAACGATGAATTCTGGTTGAGTTTTAATAATCGGATTTTTTTTCGCGAAGAAACGTATCGCAGCGCGGTAATTAAGTCGATAGAAGCCGCTGGCATTGGCGTGAAGGGGGAATGAGAGATGAGCAAATTTACAGACGTACATGACCTGTTAACCGCGTACCAGAAACAAGCTCGGAAGATACCAGCTAAGGGTGTTTATGCCTCAAGACATCGACAGGTTGAGGTAAACGCGGCCCACGTGCGAAAGATAATGCGTAAGCGTCGGCGGTCAGTCGGCAAGTCAAATAAACTCGGATGTCGCTTTACGGCGGAAATGCGCGTAGCACTGATTTGCGATATGAATTTTTGGGCTCTGGTCTGTCGCTATAACCGTAAGCAGGAGCATGCAGCATGACAACTAACAACCACCCGGCGCACGGTCCTGTATCACTCGATCGCCTGCACCAGATACGCGAAATACTCAGCAAAGCAGCAGCACAAAGCGACGGCGGTAATATCGGCTACGCAATGGCTGATGCTGTGAAGGTTATTGATGGGGCTATTGCGACATTTGGTGCTGAGCCTGCACCAGTAGATATTGAAATGCTGGCCACTGTACTGAGAAACGCTCCGTTAGCGCCGTCAGATAGCCAGGGCAAGCCGAGAGCGCCGGTAGTGCCGGATGAAGATCCGCGAGATGCATTCGAGCGAACATTCAAAATGCCGAAGCATGTCACCCGCTGTGGCACTGGATATGCAGTAACGGAGTATTCCGCATGGTTGGCCCATGATTTCATCAGGATGTGGGAGGGCTGGAAGGCCTGCCGCGCCGCCATGCTTCAGGCTGGCAACTCTCCGGTGATTCAGGATGGCTGGATTAAGTGCAGCGAGCGGATGCCGGAAGACGAGCAGGAGGTTCTAACCAGGAACAGGATGGGGCATTGCTTTGTATCGTTCTTTGATGAGCATTCAGGGCTGTTTTTCGACAGAGTAGATGTGGCCGCCGCATGCTGTATAGAGCACATATTGGTAACCCATTGGATGCCACTGCCAGCAGCACCGCAGCAGGAGGAGTGAGGTGAGTACTTATCTTTTTTTCGGTTTCCTTGTTGTTTGCACTCTGTTTTGTATGGTGATGCTGTGGCGGGTGGTCAAGGTGGCAAAGTGGCGATTCAAGGCCCTCGAAATGAGTGCTGATGATTATCGGGCACTACCTGAATTTAATAAGATGTTGTGGATGATTTGGATATGGAGGCTAGAACGCTTCCCGAGATGTAATAAGCGGGCATGGCGGGAGACGAAGTGATGGATCAGCTACTGCAATATGCCACGAACCGGATAATTGAGCTGGAAAACCTGCTGCTGGTGAATGTTGAGGAAACTGTCTGGCCTGCCGAAGTAGGAATGGTATATAGCCAGATTGAAAGTGCCGGGGATCTTCCGGCACATCACCAGCGCCGCCTGAAGCATCACATCAACCGCATGTGGCTGGAACAAATGCCGGTACCGTCAATAATCGCTGCGGCCCGGTCACTGGCCATCGCTATGGAGAAATACGCGTGAGAGAAATCATCGTTGATAACTTTGCCGGCGGCGGCGGGGCGAGTACGGGAATTGAGCTGGCAATCGGTCGCAGCGTTGATATTGCTATCAACCACGACGAGAACGCCGTGGCGATGCACACAACGAACCACCCTGATACATTGCACTACTGCGAGTCTGTGTATGAGGTTCGCCCAAAGGTAGCTACCGCGGGTCGTCCGGTGGCGCTGGCGTGGTTTTCTCCTGATTGCCGCCACTTTTCTAAAGCAAAAGGCGCTAAACCTGTTGAGAAAGCGATCCGCGGACTGGCCTGGGTAGTATTACGCTGGGGGCTGGATGTTGAGCCGCGGGTAATGAAACTGGAGAACGTCGAAGAGTTTAAAACGTGGGGGCCATTATTACGCGAAATGCCATTCATCAGTCACGCGGATCGCTTCCTTGATGAATTTATCGGACCACCTGAACCAGTCGAACAGCGTCCTGACCCGGCGCGTATCGGTGAGACCTTTAACGCCTTTGTCGCAATGCTGACGACAGGTATTTCTGCATCACATCCGGCGCTGGCTGAATGTTGTGAGTTTCTGAATATTTCGCTTGATAGCGAGGATGCTGCACGGCTGGTTAAAGGTCTGGGCTATGTCGTGGAGTATCGCGAACTGCGCGCCTGCGACTATGGCGCACCGACAATCAGAAAACGTTTCTTCATGGTCATGCGCCGTGATGGGAAGCCGATTGTGTGGCCGGAACCAACGCATGGGGATCCGAAATCACCTGCGGTTCAGGCTGGTATGCTGGCGCCATGGCGTACAGCTGCGGAGTGTATCGACTGGTCAATTCCTGCTCCGTCGATATTCGAGCGCAAAAAGCCGCTGGCAGAAAATACCCTGAAGCGGATCGCGCGCGGTATACAGCGCTTTGTTATCGACAGTGCATCGCCGTTCATCGTGAAATGCAATCACACCAGCACCAAAACGAGTTACGACTGTTTCCGTGGTCAGGCGCTGGATGAGCCATTGCAGACCATTACCAAAACCCACGGCTATGCGTTAGCCGTTCCGCACCTGACAAAGTTTCGCACTGGTGCAACCGGTCAGCCCGTTACCGAACCGGTACCGACGGTAACCGCTGGCACGTCAAAACGCCCGGGCGGGAATGGTCATGCACTTGGGATTGTTGAGGCTGCGCTGACGCCATTCCTGGCGGGTAATGGTGGTAGTGAATACCAGGCTAAACCGCGCCCGCTGGATAAACCTGCTCACACCATTTTGAAGCAATCCCGCGCCTGTCTGGTTGCGCCAGTGATAGCCCGCCAGTTTGGGGCCAGTGTAGGTCACCGGGCAGACGAACCGAGCGCCACCATTACAGCTGGTGGTGGCGGTAAATCTCAACTGGTGACGCCTACGCTGATTCAGATGGGTTATGGCGAACGCCCTGGACAAGAACCGCGTGTGCTGCGACTGGATAACCCTCTGGGGACTGTTACTGCAGGTGGTAATAAATTCGCGACGGTGAGCGCGTTCCTGGCTAAACACTACGGCGGTAACTATACGGGGCCGGGTGTCAGTATGGATGAACCCGCGCACTCAGTGACCACCGTCGACCATCATGCAGTAGTTGCCTCTCATCTGGTGAAACTGCGTGGAACATGCCGCGATGGGCAGCCAACCAGCGAGCCAATGCCAACGGTGACGGCGGGCGGGCTGCACGTAGGGGAGGTAAAAACCACTCTTGCTGTCGATGAATACGACGAACATCGCGCGCAGCAGACGCTTGAGTTTCTGCGGAAATACTGCGGCGAGGATTGCGACGGGCTGGTGACAGTTGACGGCGTAACTTACCGCATCGTCGATATTGGCATGCGCATGTTGCAACCGCACGAGCTATACCGCGCTCAAGGCTTCCCTGAGTGGTACATCATTGACCAGGACTATCGGGGGCAAAAATACGCGAAGGACAAACAGGTTGCGCGCTGCGGTAACGCCGTACCACCGCCGTTCGCCGAGGCACTGGTGAGGGCTAACCTGCCTGAACTTTGTCAACCGAAACAAATAGCAGCTTAATAAAACATGCTAATTCAACCCGCTACGGCGGGTTTTTCACTCTCTATTGTATATGCTATTTTTTATGCAATAAGAGCGATTAGTCGGACGCAACTGGGGAATGCATGGATTCAACGAACGACGAAGAAAAACGTATAGAATTTGAAAAATTCATCATTGAAAGGTTTGGTGATGCAGTTGATCTCCGCAGAGCGAAAAATGGCGGTAATGGATATATATCATGGGAGGCGGCTGTAGCATGGATTGTCTGGCTAGAGCGTCCATTGCATCATAAAACCAATTCGACAGGGACTGAACCAGCCTGATACTGCGGTTTTTTCTTGCATTGATTTTCCATTATCAACTGTACATAATGTCAGTGTCAGCCTGAACAACTGACAACTTGATGCGCCACGGAGAGAAACCATGGCGCACGAATTACATCTAATAAAGCATCAATCAGGAATCCTGATCCCCGCGACGCCGGAGACCAGCGATGTTCTGCAATCAAAAATCAAACTCGGTGCCGTGCTGGTAGCCGAATTTCGCCAGGTGAGGAATCCCGCATTCCATCGCCGTTTTTTTGCGCTCCTGAATCTCGGGTTTGAATACTGGGAACCTACTGGAGGGGCGATATCCAGCAATGAGCGTAAGCTCGTAAATGGTTATGCGAAATTCCTCGCGGCATTTGGTGGAAACGAAGGCGCACTGCTGGATGCTGCCGAGCAGTATCTGGAGCAGGTAGCCAGTCGCCGAATTACCAATGGGATCAGCCTGTGTAAATCCTTTGACGCGTACCGTGCCTGGGTAATTGTCGAGGCCGGCCACTACGACGCAATTCAACTACCTGACGGAACTCTTCGTAAACACCCCCGCAGCATAGCTTTCGCCAACATGGACGAAACCGAGTTCCTGCAACTTTACAAAGCCGCGCTCGATGTTCTGTGGCGCTGGGTATTGTCCCGGGCATTCAAGGACCAGCGTGAAGCGGAAAACGCTGCATCGCAGCTCATGAGCTTTGCAGGGTGATGACCATGAAATATTCCTGGTTCCACCATCACGAATGCACAACCGAGCAGGCCGACGAGCTGGTGGCCAGTTATCGCCGTCGTGGCGCCACGGTAGAACGCAGCCTAAATCGCGACAACATCACCTGGACTGTCAGCGTGCAGCTGCCAGAAAGCGATAAAGCGCCGCGCCCGAGTAAGGTCTGGCAAAACAGGGCGTGGGGCTGAGCATGGCTAAGCTACCGCGCCGCAAGTGCGCCAATAAAGAATGCCGACAGTGGTTCCATCCGGTGCGTGAAACGCAGACCGTATGTGGTTATGAGTGCGCCAGTGCCGTCGGCAAAGAGCAGACCAGAAAAGCCCGTGAAGATGTGCAGCGCCAAGAGTCCGCCAAACAGCGCGCTACTGAGAAGAAAGAACGTGCTGCCTGGCGAAAACGTAAAGCTGCAGTTAAGCCGCTGAAGCACTGGGAAGATTTAACGCAGCGTGTAGTCAATGACTATATTCGCGAGCGTGACCATTATTTGCCATGCATCAGTTGCGGGACGTTCGAAACCGTCCAGTGGGAAGCAGGTCACTACCGCTCACGCGGTAAGGCATCACATCTTCGCTATCACGAAGACAATATCAGTAAACAGTGCCACCACTGTAACGTGCAGTTGTCGGGCAATCAGCAGCAGTACCGCCTTGGCCTTATCGAGAAAATTGGGCCTGAGCGCGTCGAGGCACTCGAAAACAATAACGTCCCACACCGATACACCATCGAAGAACTCGAAACCATTAGGAAGCACTACAGCTCGCTTCGCCGTGGATTAATTAAGAGCAGGGAGGCTGCATGACATTTGAATCCTATTTTGCCGATCACCTCCGCGTTCGTTGGCAACGATTGCGCTTATATCACTTTCCCGGCTCTGTGCTGACGGACTACCGAATACTGAAGAATTACGTGAAAACTTATGCTGGAGAAGCGCTATGAACCTTGAAAACACAGTGAAATACCACTTCGCAAAATCCACGCTGATTAGCGATTCTCCGCGCGCTACCGCCTCCGATTCACTGACCGGTACCGACATCATGGCGGCAATAGGCATGACTCAGGAACGCGCTGCTATGGGGTACAGTGCTTTCCTCGGCAAGATGGGCATAAGCAATAACGACCGGGATCGGGCTATCGGACTGCTGGCTGAGTACGCGATGACCAAATGTGACAAGGTTGCCGCGCTGCGTAAGTTGGATTTCGGGGTTAAGCCTCAGGTGATGCACCAGTTGGCCACCTTCGCATTTGAGGATTATTCCCGCAGCGCAGCCAGTGTAAAACGGTGCGATTGCTGCAACGGTGAGGGCTTTATTGATGCTGAGGTATTCAGTATGAAAACCAATACGCCGGCACATGCAAAAGAAATCATTAAGGCATCAAAAGCGTTTGGTTTGAAGGTGATACCTTCGCAGCACCAAAACAGGCGTGAGGTAAAAGAGATAACGCGCGTTCTCTGTCCTCAGTGCAAAGGGAAAAAAGCCATCAGTTGCGCATGTAGTGATTGCCGTGGCCGTGGGAAAGCGGTGAATCAGAAGGAAACGAAGCAGCAAGGCGTTCCAGTATTCAGCACCTGCAAGCGCTGTGGCGGTCGCGGATATGAGCGCATCCCGTCAACTGAGGCCCACGCAGCTGTTTGCCAGATTACGGATGTAATCAGCCTGGATACGTGGAAGAAGTCCGTTAAACCGTTCTATGATCAGCTGATTACGAAATTCGATATTGAAGAGGCATGGGCAGAAAACCAACTGAAACAAATAACACGATAACGGTTATGGAAGTTAATTCCAGCTATTTACTTTTCCCGAATCTGTGTTAATTTTATCCCAACGATGGGTTAATGCCTTCGTTTCAAGCCCCGCGGATAACACCGTGGGGCTTTTGCGTTTCTGGAGCGTGAGTGTTCAGCTCATTGTCCAAAAGTGTTCAATTTTTGCGTTTGATGTGTTTTTTCATTCATGTAATATTTGACGAATAGCTATAAGTAAAACTTTGACCGTGCCTATTAGCCGCTGCTTCCCGTGATGTCAGCGGTTTTTTTTCATTAAAACAGGGCTGCCCATTGGCGGCCTTTTTAATTTCAGGCCTCACGGGAATCATCCGCTACGTGCTTTGTTGATAAATCCAGCCCGTGAAGCCTGACCCTTTTGAAATCATAGGGCTATTTGTTTGCAGTTTTGCTTTATCGGTCCTAATGTTAAAGAGCATTCAGTAAAAGCTCTCGTTTGAAGTTGTTGTGATGAATCCCCCTAAGCGGAGGGGTGAAAATGACAGTAAACAGTGTTATGGAATGACATGCTTAGTGCACACGGGTCATGGTTTGTCAGCCAAAGGCCCACCGGGAGGCACCCGGCATCGCGTTAACACTTCAGCAATGAAAAATGCTCCTTTTCTGGCCCGTTCATTCGAACGGGCTTTTTTATTCCCTTTCCACACAGCGCCATCCGAAAAATCGGAGGTGAGGCTATGACCAGAATGAGCACCATTTACAGCAGACTTTCATATGGAACAGGAACCACGCTGACCGGCTGCGGTGTATCAGCGAAGGCATATGCCGAAACAGCTAAAACAGCAAAAGAGGTATCCTGGATGTTGGCCGACAGAATTGCAGGGTTAAGCCTGAGCGACTGGGCAATTATTGTCGGTATCGCATGTACGGTAATCACCTGTGCAGTGAACTGGTATTTCCGCTGGAAAGAACGGGAGGATCGGCGCAATGGGTATGCCACCAAAGCTGAGGAATAAGCTGAGCGCAGCGGTCGTTGGTTTGATTCTTGCCGGGGCATCCGCGCCCGTGATTCTCGATCAGTTTCTGGATGAGAAGGAGGGTAATAGCGAGCAGGCGTATCGAGACGGCGGCGGGCTCTGGACTATTTGCCGTGGCGCCACGATGGTTGATGGCAAGCCAGTAGTACAGGGCATGAAGCTGTCAGCTGAGAAATGCGCCCAGGTAAACGCCATTGAACGCGACAAGGCGCTGGCGTGGGTTGACCGAAATATCAAAGTACCACTGACCGAACCACAGAAAGCGGGTATCGCTTCTTTCTGCCCATATAACATCGGCCCCGGAAAATGTTTCCCGTCTACGTTCTATAAGCGAATTAATGCTGGCGATACGAAAGGAGCCTGTGAAGCTATCCGCTGGTGGATTAAAGACGGTGGCCGCGATTGCCGCCTGACCAAGGGCCAGAAGGATGGATGTTATGGGCAGGTAGAACGGCGGGACCAGGAAAGCGCACTGACGTGCTGGGGGATAGACCAGTGAAGCCGGGTGGCATCTGCATCATTGTGATTGTTGCGTTGGTAGGTTCGTTTCTCGCTGGCAGTGAGTGGACGAACCGCAGCTGGAAAATAAAGTGGGCTGACCGGGATAGCGCGGAATCTTCACAGGAAGCGAATGCACAGACCGCAGCTCGTATGATTGAACAAGGGCGAACAATCGCCCGGGATGAGGCCGTTAAAGATGCTCAAGCTCAAGCAGCGAGCGCTGCCGTTACTTCTGCTGGCCTGGCTACCACTGTTAAGCAGCTGCGCGCCGAAGCAACAAAACTCGCTACCCACATGGACGCCGCAAAGCACACCGCAGATCTCGCCACTTCCGTCAGAAGCAAAACAGCCGGAGCCAACGCAGCAATGCTTGCCGACATGCTCGGAAGCCTTGCAGAAGCAGCTCGATATTATGCTGGACGATCTGACGAAAGCTACCGGGCAGGAATGACGTGTGAGCGGATTTACGAATCAGTGCGACTGTCGAATAACCAATAGGTGATTCATGCTGCTAGTTTTCGTCCTCTTGTCGATATGGCTCTGTCGGCAACATGAGGAACGCCGCTGGCCTTCGGTCGGCTTTAATGTCTCATCGCTGATGCTCGAAACTGAGCATCCGGCACGCAGTAAAGGGCTGTGTTGAGATAAGAGCCTAATCATTACAGAAGCTCTTCACTGAGGGGCTTCGATAATGAAATCCTGAGGTAATAAAAATGGCAAAAACAAAATGGCCTAAGTTACCGCGCTTTTTCGTTCCGTTGTTTCACTGTGCGAATGTGTATCTGTGTCGGTCAAAAGAGGAATGGCAGCAGGCAGAAAAAGTGCTTGGCGTCTCCCTGGCTGACGTAAGCATGTTCAACGGCGCGTGCCGCCATTTTTTCGATGATGTAACAGGTGAAAACGTTTATCTGATTGGTGTTTTCGATAACAGCGTTAGTACCCTTGTTCACGAATGCGCTCATGCAACGTTTTACTGCTGCAATGATGTTGGTGTGACAATCGACACTGGAACGGCAAACGAAACCTACTGCTATCTGCTCGACAGAATGTTTTCGGCATTTTTGCCGTATATAAAACAGGATTAACTCATGGTGAACGAAGACGAGCGCAGGCCACTTCCACCAGTTAATTTCATTGGCCCTGATAACTGGCAGCCCTACACCAGATTGATTCCCGCCAATGAAGTGCATGACTGGATAAGCCATCAAATCCTCAGCGATAGCGGAAGCATCCATAACCCAGACCACGCCCATTTAATGGAAGCTGATTTGTGTTTTATGTGGGCTTCTGACTCATTCGCGAAGAAAGGGCGCTACGTTCTCGGACAGGCCGAACAGGTAATGCTCCGCGCAGGTGGTTGGCAGAAAGCCAGAATGGAACAGCAGATGTATGAATGGTTCGGGCGCATCCCGAAGTTCATCATCACGCTGGCAGCCGACTACTGCTCACAATGCAGCGACCTTGAATTCTGCGCCCTGGTAGAGCATGAGCTTTACCACATTGCCCAGGCCACCGATGATTTCGGCGCACCTAAGTTCAACAAAGAGACCGGGCAGCCAGTGCTTACACTGCGTGGCCACGACGTCGAAGAATTCACTGGTGTCGTACGTCGATACGGTGCCAGCAAAGAAGTTCAGGAGCTCGTTGATGTGGCCAATGCGCCAGCAGAAGTGGCTCACATCGATATAGCCAGGTCATGCGGGACGTGCATGTTGAAGCTGGCGTAACGCTTTATTCAGATTGTCATGGAGGTAGCCTGTGGCAGCATTATCGACAGAGGTTAAAGCCTTCATCGTTCAGTCACTCGCCTGCTACGAGACCCCAGTAAAAGTCATTGAGCTTGTAAAGGCTGAATACGGCATTGATGTCTCACGACAGCAGGTGTCGCAATATACGCCAGGCAACGCAATGGCGGCCAAGTTGAGCCAGAAGTGGATTGACCTTTTCAACGCCACCCGTAAACGATTCCAGAATGAGATCGCCGACATCCCGATCGCAAATAAAGCGTACCGGTTGCGCGTTCTCGACCGAATGGCGACCAACGCTGAAAAGATGAAGAACTACGGCATGACCTCGCAGCTTATCGAGCAGGCCGCCAAAGAAATGGGCGATGCCTACACAAATCGCCAGAAAGTCGAGCATACAAGCCCTGATGGCAGCATGACTCCGCAGCCGACAATCATCCAGTTACTACCTGTTGAGCCGAAAGCATGAGTGAAGCCGTTCAACTGCCGATCCCCGCGAAGCTTGCACCACTGTTCACCGCCGTGAATAAGCGTTACAGGTGTTCGCACGGTGGGCGTGGCAGCGCCAAGACGCGCACATTCGCCCTGATGACTGCCGTAAAGGCATATCAGTCGATGATGAACGGTGAAAGCGGCGTAGTGCTCTGCGCGCGTGAGTTCATGAACTCGCTGGAAGAGTCGAGCATGCAGGAGGTGAAACAGGCGATCCTGTCTGTTCCCTGGCTGGCCGCCAACTTTGATATCGGCGAGAAGTACATCCGCACCATCGACAAGAGCGTTAACTACGTATTCTGCGGTCTGCGGCATAACCTCGACAGCATCAAGTCGAAAGCGCGCATCCTGCTTTGCTGGGTAGATGAGGCTGAATCAGTCAGCGAAATAGCCTGGCAGAAGCTGAGCCCGACAGTTCGTGAAGAAGGCTCAGAGATTTGGGTGACGTGGAACCCGGAGCGCGACGGTAGCGCCACGGACAAGCGTTTCCGCAAAGAGGCTGGTTACGACTGCATCACCGTCGAAATGAACTACACGGATAACCCGTGGTTCCCTGACGTGCTGGAAGGTGAGCGACAGAACGATCAGCGCCGCCTAGACCCGGCAACATACGCATGGGTGTGGGAGGGTGCTTACCTCGAAAACTCCGATAAGCAGGTGCTGGCTGGTAAATACCGGATCGCTGAGTTCTCGGAAAACCTCTGGAAAGAAGCTGAGCGTCTGTTCTTCGGTGCCGACTTCGGTTTCGCCAAAGACCCTAACACGCTGGTGCGCTCGTTTATCCTGCACAACAGGCTATACATCGAATACGAGGCATACGGTCAGCAGACAGAGCTTGACCACATGCCAGAGCTGTACGACACGATTCCCGGTGCGCGAGACTGGCCCATCAAGGCCGATTCCGCTCGGCCCGAGACTATCAGCTATCTCAAGCGGCAGGGCTTCAACATATCAGCCGCTGAGAAATGGCAGGGTAGCGTTGAGGACGGGATCGCGCACCTTCGAGGATTCGATGAAATCATTATCCATCCACGCTGCAAGAACGTAGCGCGTGAGGCCCGCATGTGGTCGTACAAAACGGACCGCATCACCGGTGAGGTGTTGCCGAAGCTCGCCGATGGCTATGAGCACTGCTGGGACGGTATTCGCTACAGCCTCGACGGACACATTAAACGTAAGGGCCAAATGGCCGGGATGATGATTCCGAAAAGACTACGTTGAAATTATCCCTATAAATATTTCTGAAAAATTGCCGATTAAATACTGTCTTTCAATAGGAGGGAGTATGAATATTTGGTTTGGGTATTGGATTGTTTATGCCGGTTCTGAAGATGGGTCTGATTTAGAAGGGAATGATTTCTATTCGACAGACTCACCTATAACTTCAATTGAAGCTATGAATGAGATGAGACATGCGATTGCAAAATCACATGGCGTTGCGCCGGACAAGATTTTGTTCAAATCTTTTAACCGGGTATAAAATAAATCACTCATAAAGGTCGCTCAGGCGGCCTTTTTTATTGCCATAAATCCACCAACGGACAATCCATGACTGACAAATTAACTCTCGCCGTCAACCATGCGTTGAACGATGCGCGGATGGCGCGCGCCCGTATGGGGCTGATGGCGCCAACGATGGGGCTGGACAATAAGCGCCATTCCGCATGGTGCGAGTATGGCTTCCCTGAGCAGGTCACCTACGAAAACCTTTACGCCCTGTACCGACGCGGCGGTATTGCCCACGGCGCCGTAGAGAAGTTGGTGGGCAAGTGCTGGCAGACTAACCCGGAAATTATCGAGGGTGATGATGCCGACGAGAGCGAAAACGAAACCGCTTGGGAGAAAAAGGCCAAACAGGTATTCACCAACCGATTCTGGCGCTCATTCTCTGAGGCCGATCGCCGTCGTCTGGTGGGCCGTTATGCTGGCATCCTTCTGCACGTCCGCGATGAAAAAGACTGGAACCTTCCGGTAACCAAAGGGCGAGGTCTTCAGAAAATATCTGTGGCGTGGGCCGGATCGCTCACGGTGAGCGAGTGGGACACTGGCCTGAACTCGAATACGTACGGTCAGCCGAAAATGTGGCAGTACGCCGAACGCTTGCCGAATGGTTCAAGCCGCCGCGTTAATATCCATCCCGACCGCGTTTTCATCCTTGGTGATTACTCAGACGATGCTATTGGCTTCCTTGAGCCAGCTTATAACGCCTTTGTGAGCCTGGAGAAGGTAGAGGGCGGGTCTGGTGAGTCATTCCTGAAGAACGCCGCTCGCCAGCTTAATGTCAATTTTGAGAAGGAAATCGACTTCAACAATCTTGCGTCTCTATATGGCGTGAGCATTGACGAGCTGCAGGATAAGTTTAACGACGTTGCCGGGGAAATGAACCGTGGTAACGATGTTCTGATGACAACCCAGGGGGCCACAGTCACACCGCTGGTCACTGCCGTTGCTGATCCGTCAGCGACCTATAACGTAAACCTGCAGACCGCCGCCGCCGGAGTTGATATCCCGACGCGCATACTGGTTGGTAACCAGCAGGCTGAGCGCTCCAGCACCGAAGACCAGAAATATTTCAATGCCCGCTGTCAGTCTCGCAGGGGGGGATTGTCCTTCGAAATAGAGGACTTCTGCGACAAGCTCATTGAGCTACAGGTTATTGATGCAGTGGTCCAGAAGGCAGTCATCTGGGATGACCTGAGCGCGCAAAGCGACTCCGAGAAACTTGATGCAGCCATCAAGATGGCGCAGATCAACAGTGCTTCAATCGCTACTGGCGAGCAGCCATTCACGGGAGAAGAAATCCGTACAGTGGCTGGGTATGAGGGATCTCCTGAGCCACTTCCAGAGGTAGATGATGACGAAGAAGAAAGCGAAGTCACCGATACTACCCAGCAACCTTAAAGATCCAACAGGCGCCGACCGCCTTGAGCGCGGAGCAATGAGTGAGTTCGCCAGGCGAATGAAGCGCATTGGTAAGGCCTACAACGATATTCTCGACCGCATCCCTGTATCACCATCAGTAAACCAGCGCTACACCTTCGACCTTGATTCCACTCAGCTATCAATGCTCCTCAGCAATGCTTCATTGCTGGTTGATGAGATTTTGGGCGCAGATAGCGAGACAGGATTCTGGTTCTGGGCTGATTACGTCAACCCGGCGTATCAACGCGGCACGGCGCAGGAGTTCGCCAATCTGTCACAGCAGTCTGCCGTGTACGCGGCAGGACAGGAAAGCATATCGACAATCCTCCTGAGTGAGCCGTACCGGCGCAGGCTGATTCTGGTTCGGGCGCGTACCTTCGAGGAAATGAAGAACCTCAGCGCCACTGTGAAAGCCGACATGGCGAGGATACTGACCGATGGGCTGGGGCGGGGACAGAACCCGCTGGAAATAGCGAAACGCATCACTGAGCAGACGGGAATTGAGTCTCGTCGGGCTAATCGTATTGCCCGGACGGAGATTACCACTGCGCTGCGTCGTGGGCGATGGGATGAATCAGACGAGGCAACGGAGCAATACGGAATAATCACACGTCAATTGCACTTGTCTGCGCTTAGCGCGACCACCCGCCAGACTCACGCGTTACGACATGGAAAGCTCTATACAACGGAAGAGGTGAGGGAGTGGTACAGCATCAATGGAAATGCAATCAACTGCAAATGCACTCAGGTATCTGTTCTCGTTGATGAGGCGGGCAATCCTCTTTATCCGAACGTTATCGACATGGCCAGAAAAAGGCTGGAGAAAGCGAAGCAGTCAGGACTGGTTCCCAATCATTCGCATTGCGGTTGTGGGCGCAAGCACGCTGCATAAACGTGAGAATCTTCAATGAAAGTACAGGTTAACGTCACTTCAAAAGTGAACAGCAACGCCATCCGCAGGGAGCAACACAACGGACGCGAACATTGGGTTGTTCCTTCCTACACACTCCCGGCAAACGTGGTTATGAATGGCGGTCTTTATCCTGCCAGCGAGATTGACCAGCACTACACCGGTCTGGAAGGAACGCTGGCACCGCTTGGACACCCACAGGTCAACGGCCAGTTTGTTTCTGCATTCAGTCCTGAAGGCCTGAATGTGGGATATGTCGGGGCGTGGAACAAAAACGTCAAGAAGTCCGGCAACCGTGTCTACGTCGAGAAGTGGATCGACACAGAAGTGGCAAAGCGTACCGATGATGGTAAACGTCTGCTTGAGCGACTTGAGGCGCTGGAGAAAGGCGAAGATGTGCCGCCAATCCATACTAGCGTTGCCGTGTTCCTTGAGGAACTGGAGGCGAGTGAAGAGCAAAAAGCTCAGGGGGCTAAATGGGTTGCGAAAATTCACGCAATGGATCATGACGCCATCCTTCTGGATGAGGTTGGCGCAGCAACGCCTGAGCAGGGCGTCGGTATGATGGTGAATGCCGACCTTGCCACGCCACTGAAGGCTAATTCCGGCGCGCTGGTTGGCGAAACCTACCGCGAGCGAGAGCGCCGACTGGAGAAGGCTGCGAAAGATAGATTCGCTCCCGGAGAGAAAGAATACGCCTGGGTGGCTGACTTCACTGACTCACAGGCCGTAATCATCCTCAATAATGGCGATCCGAAGGTTTACGGATACAAGTCTGAAGGCGGAAAGATTGTCTTTGACGATACCGGTACAGAGGTTCAGCGCCAGAGTTCATGGGTTGCTGTCGTCAACAAGCTCAAATCATTTTTCACACCGCAGGAACAGCCTGCACCAAACCACAAAACGGAGGGCGACATGCCTTTAACCACTGAAGAGAAACAAGAGCTGATCAGCGAAATCGGTAAAGGTCTGGCCGCCAACTTCGCCGAAGCCCTGAATCCGATTAAGGACGCGATCACCGGTCTACAGGCCAATCAGGACAAGCTGACCGAAACCCTGACCGCGAACTCCCGCGCCGAAGAGAAAACCAAGCGTGAAGCGGTTGCGAAAGTTCACGGCGAGATCGTGGCTAACGCTCTTTCAGGCGAAGCGCTGGATGCGATGTTTAAAACAATCGGTGAATCCGCGCCACTGGGCACCAACTCTGCGCAACAGCAGAAAGTAACCGGTGCGCCGAACCCCGACGAATACTTCAAATAAGGAGCCAGACTAATGGCACGTTATCGTCGCGTTAATATCGACGGTCAGTCTCTGTACAAGACCGAAACCCGAGCCGCAGCCGCAGCACTGCTTCCTGGAACGGCTGCTGTTATCAATGGCGACAATGAGTTTGCGCAGGCTACAACGCTTACTGGTCGTCTCTACATCATCGACGTCGCCTACCATCAAGGCTTGAAAATCACCGAAGCAGTTCCCGCTGGTGATTCGGCTGTGGGCAACTACGTGGAAGAAGGCCGTGAGCTGGCCCTGCTATGTGTGGCGGGAACCTACGCCAAGGATGACCCGATTAAGTTGGGCGAAAATGGTCAGTTCGCCAAGGCTACGGCGGACACCGATTCGGTGATCGGCTACAGCCAGGATGATGCAACCATTGCCGCCAGCACTACCGATTTCATCCGCGTGCGTATGCGCGTTGGCACTGTAGCTGCCCCGGCAGAAAATTCAGGAGAATAAGAATGTATTTTACCCCCGAAACACTGGCTGCTAACAGCCGACTGCGCGGGCACTGGAATGAGTTGTGGGCCAACCGCGACATTTTCAACCATCATCACGACATGATGGTTAACGCATATCGCCAGAGCATGACCCCCGAAATGCTGGCGGCTAACGCTGTTGGTGGTTTCGCTCGTGAATTCTGGGCTGAGATTGACCGCCAAATTATCCAGATGCGCGATCAGGAAATTGGCATGGAAATCGTCAATGACCTGATGGGCGTGCAGACTGTACTGCCTATCGGCAAAACAGCGAAGCTGTATAATGTGTCTGGTGACATCGCTGATGACGTGTCAATCAGCATCGATGGTCAGGCGCCGTATTCCTTCGACCATACTGAATTCGGTTCTGATGGTGACCCGATCCCGGTATTCACTGCCGGTTACGGTGTCAACTGGCGGCACGCGGCAGGTCTGAGCACTGTCGGCATCGATCTGGTGCTGGAATCTCAGTCGTCTAAGCTGCGTAAGTTCCACAAGAAACGCGTCAACTTCTATCTGAACGGTGACTCCAGCATTGTTGTTGATAGCCTGCCTGCGCAGGGCATGAAAAACCACCGTAACACGCAGAAGATCAATCTGGGAAGCGGAGCGGGCGGTGCCAACATCGGCCTTACTACTGCAACTCCGGCGCAGTTGCTGGCCTTCTTCGGTCCGACCGGTCCGTTTGGTCTGACGGCTCGCACCAACAAAGTAACTGCTTACGACAAGTTGTGGGTTAGCCCGGAAGTGTGGGCCAACATGGCGAAGCCATACCTGGTAGACATTAACACCGGCACCAATGCGTTACTGAGCGGAACGGTTCTGGATGCGATCAGTAAGTTCATTCCTGCGAAGTCTATCCAGATGACCTACGCGCTTTCCGGCAATGAGTTCCTCGCCTATGAGCGTCGTCAGGACGTGATTTCTCCGCTGGTCGGTATGGCTGTCGGCGTTGTCCCCCTGCCGCGCCCAATGCCCCAGTCGAATTATAATTTCCAGATTATGAGCGCTGAGGGTTTGCAAATTAAGAAAGACGGCGAAGGCCTGTCCGGCGTGGTTTACGGTGCGAATCTGGCATAAGGAGAACAACATGGCTAAATACCAGGTAACCAGAGCATGGCATGGAGTGAAGGTCGGTGATGTGGTTGAAATTGAAAAACTGCATCCTGCGCTGAAGCCTCATGTTATGAAACTCTCTGACGCTGCGCTAACCCCGGCGACGCCAGATGCAGGTACGGATGTGAAATCCCGAAAAGAGATTATCGCCGCGCGCCTGACTGAGCTGGGTATCGAGTTTAAAGGCAATCTCGGAGCTGAAAAGCTCGGAGAGCTATTGCCTGATGGCGAGCTCGAAAAGCTTTTCCCCACTGAATAACCGCCGCCGCTAAGGCGGTTTTTTTATGCCCCGCTCCGGCGGGGCTATTTCAGGAGTCTTTGATGGTAACTCTCGAACAAGCCAGGGAGTATTTGCAAAGTCAGGGTATTACCATCCCGGACTTCATGCTTCAGGCTTTAGTGGACGATGTTAACAGCATTCAGGAATGCCTTGATTCTCACTATCCGACATCAAAGGCGCTGGCAATCCAGATGTATTTGCTTGCACTGATGGGCCTGGGACAAGGCGATAAGTACATCAGCTCCCAGACCGCACCCAATGGTGCATCGCGTTCATTCCGGTATCAGTCGTTTCCCGACCGATGGAAAGGGGCGCTTGCACTGTTGCGTGGCGCGGACAAACACGGTTGTGCTAATGACCTCATCCCTCCTGACCCGACAAATACCGCATTTGCTGGTATCTGGATTGGCAAGGGTGGTTGCATGTGCGGGAGTAAGTAATGGCATGGGTATCGGTTAAGCAGCGACTGCCTGAGCCGTTCGTTAAGGTCTGGGTGATGACTGACAGTGGTAAGCGCGTTACCGGCTATGTGAAAAGTAACGGTGACTGGTATTTGCTGTGCAGGAAGGTGGCAACAGATAACCCGGAGGTGATCCGGTGGGAGGATGGCAATGTCTGAAACCGCACGCTGGAGTTACACCAACGTTGCGACTATCTACCCGCGCGTCTATGACGACTGGAACAGTACCTGGACAAACGGAACGCCTTACCTGATTGACTGCACCTGGACGGCAAACAATGAAGTTGCTGTAGATGCCAGCGGGAAAGAGTTCACCACGAACCTGATTTTCTTCACGGAACTGAAGCGTAACGGCGTCGATGTAATCATGCCAAAGCGTGACTGGTACATCGCCAGAGGTGACACCACGTCGCAGGCCGATCCCCTGAAAGCTGGCGCGAACGTCATCAAAGCGGTGACCGAGTGGGATATGTCATTCTTCGAAGAAGAACCGGACCACAAAATTCTGACGTGAGGCGATCATGCCCGTTAAAGGTATCAAGCGTGTTCAGATGAACCCCCGTAAGGTGCTGACAGAAATTGCCGGGCCACGCACAGAAAGAGTGCTGACCGAGGTCATGATTGTAGGAGCGTCTCATGCAGCACTTCTTACTCCCATTGACACCTCCGCGCTCATCAACAGCCAGTACAGAAAGCTTGAACCTATATCTGGAGGGATGCAGGGAAAGGTTGGGTACACGGCTGCATACGCTGCCGCCGTTCATGGCATGTCAGGGAAGCTAAAAGGTCAGCCGCGTGAACATTTTGGCAGAACTCGCGCCGGAAAAGAATTCGGTGGTGGAACGAGGAAAGGCAATTATTGGGACCCTGATGCTGAACCGGGATTTCTGACCAAAGGTTTTGAACGTGACGGTCTCAACGAGATAAAGGACATCATCAAGCAAGGGTACAAAATATGACGCGTAGCGAGGTGTATGACGCTTTGAGAGCGTGGCTGCAGTTGCATGGCTTTGATGTTGGTTATCGTGTTCAGAAGCGTTTCTGGAACGAGCTGGAGAATACAGAGGGGGAAAGATACCTTGTTATCCAGCAGAACGGCGGCGGCAAGCCAGAAGAAGCGATAACCCGCGATTATTTCCGCATCCTCCTCCTGTCAGGTCAGAACGACAGTAATATTAACCAGGTTGAAGACCGCGCCGACGCCATCCGCCAGGCGATGATCGACGACTACAAAACTGAGTGCATCATCTCGATGCAGCCAATCGGCGGCATCACCGCCATCAAAACAGAAGAGGGTCGTTACCTCTTCGACATTTCTTTTCAAACCATCATTTCCCGATAACACGGAGATAATTAATTATGGCCGGATGTGAATCAGGTGCATTCACAGGGCGCGATGTCGTCGTTTATTACGCGATTGGCTGCCCGGAACTACAACCCACCGCAAACGCTTACCGTCGACTCGGCATGATGCGCGGCAAAACAGTAAATGCTGAATGGGAAACCGCAGATGCAACCGGCGATATGAGCGCCGCATTTACTCAGGAAAATCTTGTTACCTATAAGAATATTTCGTTCTCAGGTGACGGTGTTACCCGCAAAGAAGATGTGTACGCGCAGAATGCACTGAAGCGTCATGTCTATAATCCGCCGGCAGAGACCAGCAACCAGCCGTATGTGTGGTTCAAAATCATCTCCCCTAACGATATCACCGAAGGTCCGTTCATGGTGACGTCATGGGGCGATGAAGCGCCGCACGACGATGTCGCCACCTGGTCTATCGAAGCATCCAGTGCGGGACAGGTTGATGTACGCGACGTCGGCGCGGTGATTACCATCACAACTCAGCCGCAGAATCGTACGCTCACAGTTGGTGATGCTCTGAATCTGTCAGTGGCCGCGACGGTTTCTGATTCCTCGGCGCTGACTTACCAGTGGAAGCGCGATGGCGAAGATATCAGTGGCGCGACATCAGCAACGTACACAAAAGCAAGTGCGGTAGTTGGCGATGCTGGCTCATACACCTGTCAGATATCGTCCACGACAGCAGGCAGTGTAACGTCCGGGGCTGCGACGGTTATCGTCAATGCGGAATAACCATGAGGGGCTTCGGCCCCTTATCCTCTGAGGGGCTTCATGAAAGCAATCACCGATATCGGCCAGGCTGTCATTCGCGCCAGCGGCAAAGAGATATTCCTCAACCCTTCATTCCTGGCTATGTCCCGAATCGGCACGCCTGAGCAAATCGTTGATGCTTTCGTGAAAGTTCATGCAGGCCATTACCCAAAGCACAGAATTGCGGACCAGCAGATACTCAAAGCGGCTAATGCACGCTGCTTTGCAGACATGGCAGCAGCTGCAGCTAACGTAGTCAGGCATTGCTCTGAAGGCGACATTACTGAAATCATCGGCTCTTACTCAGTGACTGCGGCGGGACGCCTCCTGTTTAAGCCTGGCTCGTTGCCAGTTGAAGACGTCATCCAGCTGGCGCGTCACCTGATTTTGCATGGCGTAATGGGTGATCAGCCGCCCGAAGATTTCGAGAGCAAGAAAGGCGAGTACAGCGATAAATTCGATGCCCGTACATTCGTTTACACCGCCGTTGCCCACCTCGGGATGAGTGAGGCAGACGCCTGGAACATGACGATGACCAGCTTCCGGGCTGCCATGAATGCCAAGTTCCCGCAGAAGGATAAAGGGAAGGTGCCAACCCAGGAGAAATACGACGAGGTTATGGACTGGGCAGAGCAGATGCTGGCGATGGATGCGCAGAGGAATGGTCCGCATTAACAACCTACGAAATGAAACGATAAGCCCTGCGTCCGCTGGGCTTTTTTGCATCCGCAATCAACCCACCGCGCTTCACACGCGCACGTTATAATCCCAGAGCCTACAGAAAGCGAGCCTGAGAGTTAGTTGTACTCTGGGCTGCTATCTCTGTGTGACAGGCTCACTTTCTATAGGTAAACCTCATGCACTATCCAACCGTATCTGTAAACGGAGTTTCCGTTCGCGTTGATGACGAAGGGCGCTACAACCTCAATGATCTTCACGCTGCCGCAGTGGCAAACGGAGAGGCAACAGAACAGCAGCGCCCAAGTCAGTTTTTGCGTAGTGCTCAAGTTAAGCGCTTCATAAAAGCACTAAAAGCCAAAGTGCAAAAAAGCACTCTGGAACAAATTCAACCACTTAATGTTATTAAAGGTGGGGGTGAACCAGGCGTTTGGGGTGTTGAACTGTTGGCGATCCGTTATGCCGCATGGATTAAGCCGGAATTTGAGATTGAAGTATATGAGGTGTTCCGAACGGTGGTTCGCCACGGCATCAGTGCCATGTCCCGCCTGAACAAAATTGACCACATCATCAATACTGAAACCAAGCAGATCAGCCAATGCGCCAGCCAGATGGCCAGATGGGGTTCCGGCGGCCGCAAGCAACTACTGAACGCAGCACGGGATCGTGTTGCTGATGAAGTTCAAATGTATTTGCCTGGCATTATGTAGGCAGCGATAACCCGCACAACTGCGGGTTTTATTTGATCATAAAATCCACGCTGTTAAGATGTTTCCGATTGCAATCAAAGGAAACATAAAATGAAGAAGGTAGTTGCTTTAGCTCTTGGGGCTTTAATGCTGTCTGGCTGTACTGTTCGTGTTGCTGATATGACTGTAGGTAGTACCAAAAACTATAACCTGAACGCAGCGAAGTTTGAAAAAGGTCAGCGCGTAACTGGTGAAGACAAAGCTCCGATTGTCATTTTCCCTCTGGGCATTCCTAGCGTCAAAACAGCAATGGATCGCGCCATCGAAAAAGATAAGTGCTCTGTAGGTTTGAGCGATGTTGTTATCTATCAGCTTAACCATGCGTTCCTGTTTGGCACGTATGGTTTCCGTGTTGAAGGTACTCAAATCATCGATAAATCTCAGCTTGGTTGCGAAAACCGCTAATCTGCTGGGTAAACTGACAAGCCACCTCCGGGTGGCTTTTCTTTTTCGAGCGGGAGATCCCTGCTAGGATTCCCTCATCTTTTACCAAAGGGGATAGGGATATGAAGAGGCTCTGGTTGTTATGTTTATGCGCATCACTTTTACCATCACTAGCTATCGCCAGTGAAAAAATGAAGCCAAAAGACATTAAGTGGCTACAAGGGTTTCCTGAAACCAAAAACATTGGCTGTGATTTTTACGAGGATAGCTCTTATTCAGCGACGGGGCGTGAAGGCCTTGAGTTCAGCCCGTCATCTCTCAAAGAAAAAAAATTGCGTCCTGATAGTCAGATAACTTGTGATTTATGGGCAAAATCTGATGATATCAAAACGCCTGTATTGCATGTTTCAGAGGAATTCACAATTGATGGAGTGAAGGTTCACGTTTATCACTCTGATGGGTCGGGCACTATAGGTAAAGATTATAATGACAAGAGCGCTTGGAACTCCGCCTGTAAGACCGATGCAATGTCTGACGAAGTGACTTGTTATGTAAGCCATAAAAGCTTTTATGTTTTCAGAGATAAAGCGGGCTACAACGTGCTTGTTGGTGGCGAACATTTCCCGGGTACTCTTGCTTACGTAAGAATCGGCAAGGACAAGCCTATTGCATCAGGCGAAGGCGGAGTTTTTTCATCCAGTGATTCCGTTAAGATTATTGAGTCAATTGACAAACAGAGCTCAGTATCTACTCGCTATACAAGGTGGCCATACGAAAGCCCGGTCGATGAAAATCTTGATGTGAAATATTTCCGACAAGCAAAGGCGGTCTTAGATCTGATCTATGACAACCATATTTGAATAATAATCATGATAAAAAAACCTCGCTCCGGCGGGGTTTTTTATTGCCCGGAGAAAATGAAATGGCCGAGAACGTAGGCGATATTGAATATGTAATTAAGGCTGATACGGCTCAGTTGCTACGCGCTGACAAGCAGGTGCGGAACGTAACTGACGGCATGGAAGGTGGGTTCAACCGCGCAGACAAGGCTGCTTCATCACTAACATCATCCTTCGGTAGTCTTAGCCGGGTTGCCACTTCTCTTATGGCAATTTTGTCAGTGCAGCAGGTGTCGCAATACGCTGACGCATGGACGACTCTCAACAACAAACTGGCAAACGCCATCAGGCCAAGTGAGCAACTGGTCGATGTGACGGAGCGCGTATTTAACATTACGCAGCAAACGCGCGGGAGTCTGGATGCTACGGCCTCTTTGTACGCCAGACTTGAACGAGCCACCCGGGAGTATGGAACCAGTGCTGACGATCTGGCTAAGCTGACTACCATCATCAACCAGGGGTTTGTTGTCTCTGGTGCGACTGCACAAGAGGCCGAAAACGCCATTATCCAATTGTCTCAGGGGCTGGCTTCTGGTGCACTGCGCGGGGAAGAATTCAACTCTGTGAATGAGCAGGGGAACCGCCTGATTGTGGCGCTTGCTGACTCTATGGGGGTTGGCATTGGACAGATGCGCCAGATGGCTGCGGCCGGAAAGTTGACTACTGATGTTGTGGTGAACGGATTACTTTCACAGGGGGTGACGATCGGCAATGAGTTTGCCAATACCACGACAACTGTCAGTCAGGCATTGCAGGTTGCTGGGAATAACATCACCAAGTTCTTTGGTGAAAACTCCACGGTAAAAACCGGTACGGCAATTTTCAATGACGCCGTGATCAGCGTAAGTGAGAACATCGGTGCTCTTAGTGCCATCCTGACCGCTACCGCTGCTATAATGGGTAGCCGCTACGTTGGCGCACTGACAATGGCTACTGCTGCGAAGGTTAAGGCCGCTGTAGCTGCAAGAAATCAGTCAGCAGCAGAGATGCAGGCGGCGCAAGCCGTTGCAAATAAAGCTGCCGCCGACCTCCGCGCAGCCGCTGTCGCAAAAGAACGGGCACTGGACGAGATCCGCCTTGCGGAGATGATGAAGCAGACGGCGGTTAGCGCGACGAATGCCGCCGCTGCCGAGCAACGCTTATCTGCCGCTCGCGTAGCCGCAGCTGGCGCTGTTGATAATTACAATCGCGCTCTGGCAGCAAATAAAGCGGCACAGGCTGGGTTAGCTACTGGGGCTGGGTTGGTTAGCCGAGGATTGTCTCTCATCGGTGGCCCCGCTGGTGCTGCTATGCTCGCGGCCAGTGCGATTCTATATTTCTCTCAGCGAGCTAAAGAGGCCAGAGACGATGCCAATAACCTGGCAGATAGCGTCAATGAACTGAGCGCTAAGTTCCAGAGCATGTCGCATACCGAGTTGGCAGCCACTATTGGCAAGTTAAGCCAGAATCTGCCAACCCTTAGCGATGCGGTAGCCGACGCACAGAAAGAATTTAACGACGCTACAGCTGCTGTTCAGAGGCAAGAAAGGGAGATCGCAAACTGGGGAACGAACACTACTCGAGGACGTCAGGCTGCTGAAGCATTAGGTGGCGCCCAGGACAAATTAGCGATAGCAACTCTCGAGCTTGAACGTGCTCAGAATCGCCTTAGCCAGACGCAGAACGCTATTAACATCGGACGCGCGACGCTCAATGGCACGATGAGGCAAGGGATTGACCTGCTTCGCCGGGATGGTGAGGAAGCTGGTATCACCGCTGGCATGATGGGCAAGCTTGGCGATATGATCAATTTCGCCGCCAAAGCGAAGGAGAAATATAACTCTTCCAGTCTGATGGTTATGCGCAGCGAGGATGGAGATAAACTCCTGTCCAGCCTTGAAAAGCAAAACAGTCTGCTGTCTATAACCGACAAAAAAGAAAGAGCTGTAGCCGAGGCCAGACAAGCGGCCCTGGATGCCGGAGTGGATGCGCATTCTAATCAGATGCGTCAGATTGAAGAAGCAGCAGCAAAACGATACGAGCTTCAAAAGGCTGATTCCGCAGTAACAAAGTCCACAAAAGAAGGTTCTAAGGCTGTTGATGAGGCATCACAATCCCTTTCCCGCCAAAAGGCTGCGCTCGATCGCCTGAATACCGGATATGTCGATGGTTCGCTTGAATTATCGAAATACGATGCTGTCGTTGCGCTTGGTAACAAGGCATCAGCAGAGCAGATCACCAAAGCTGAACAGCAAGCGGAGTCCATCTGGAAAATACAACAGGCAACCAAAGCAGCGGCAGAAGAGGAAAGGAAGCGCACGCAGGCCGGACAAAACTTTACCGGGTTGCAAGGACAGGTATCACCAGTTTCCGCAACAGATAACACCTACGCTCAGCAAATGGCGCAGCTTGATGAGTATGTGCGACTTTACCCACAAAGGATTGCAGAGGCTGAGGCTGTACGCGCAGGGATTGAAGATCAGTATCACCAGAAACGCATGGCCGCAATGTGGGAGGAATGGCAACAGCAGAGCGAGATTAATAGCATGCTTGGCGCTGCTGTTGATTCCCTTCAAGGTGGCGCTACTAATGCGATAACTGGTCTTATCAATGGCACCCAAAGCCTGCAAGAATCTTTCGCCAACATCGGCACGACAATCCTCAACAGTGTTGTCGGTAGTCTGGTGCAGATGGGGATCGAGTGGGTCAAGAGCCAGCTAATGGGGCAGGCTGCTGCCGCGGCATCGCTGGCATCGACAATGGCTCAAGCGACTGCCGCTGCTTCAGCATGGGCCCCTGCTGCAATAAGTGCTTCTATAGCAACAATGGGGAGTGCTGCTACTGTTGGTCAGACGGCCTATGCTGGCTCACTCCTGGCGGCCAAAGGAATGGCGGTTGCTGGTGCGCGTTACAACGGAGGTCCAGTCGATGCTGGTTCTATGTATCGCGTTGGTGAGAAGGGTAAGCCAGAGATATTTCAGGCCAGCAACGGTAGCCAGTACATGATACCGGGTGACAATGGTCGGGTGATTAGCAACCGGGATATGCAGGGAGGCGGTGGCGCTTCAATACAGCAGGAGGTTCATTTCCACATCCAGACTACCGGCGGCATTGATGATGCCACTATGGCGAAGATGTCAAAGATGATGAAGCAGGTCAGCCTCAATACCATCCGCGACCAACAACGTCCTAACGGGTTACTACGGAGGTAATCGTGCCAGAAATATTCACATGGACACCGCAGAAAGCCTACTCCGTGGAGCGAACGCCGAACGTAGCCGTTATTAAGCTCGGTGACGGTTACGAACAGCGACAGGTGAAGGGTATCAACCCGTTAATGGATAAATACTCGCTCACCTTTCGCGGCGTCAGCGGGGCGTGCCGTAGCAATCCAGCGAAGGATGCTGAGACATTTCTCAAGGCTCGAATGGCAGTAGAGGCGTTCTACTGGACGCCATCCGATACGGGGGTACAGAAGCTTTTTGTCTGCCGCTCCTGGAATATGACAAAGACTGGGCCGTTGTTTGAACTAACGGCCACGTTTGAACAAGTGCCACGATAAGCCACCTCCGGGTGGCTTTTTTAATGGGAGTTTGCCGTGCGCGACATACCTGCAAATTTAATTATCGACAGTGTAGACGCCGGAGTTGGCGCATTTATCGATTTGTTCGAAGCTGACCTGCAACCCTTTGGTGGTGACCTTATCCGGTTCTATTCTGGCACAAATGGCTATTACGGTAATGTTATCTGGAAGGGTAATCAGTACCAGGCGTACCCGATAGCAGTGGAAGGATTCGAGTCAAAGAACGAAGGCACATATGCCCGCCCGTCAATGGCGGTGGCGAACGTTGCCGGCTTACTGACGGGCATCAACCATGACTTTGATGACGTGCTTGGCGTGGTTATCACCCGACGTCAGGTGCCGGTTAAGTACCTGGATGCGGTGAATTTCCCTAACGGTAACCCTGATGCCGATCCGACGCAGGAGGCGGTTTCGCGCTACGTTGTCGAGGAAATGACGGAAGAAACATTCGAGCAGGTGATCTACACGCTGGCGACACCGATTGACTGTGATAACGCCATTATCCCGGCTCGCACTATTCTTGCCGATGTGTGCCAGTGGCAGTATCGCGGCGTCGGGTGTGGCTATGACGGGCCGCCTGTTGCAGATGAGCGTGACAACCCAACCACTGATCCAGCGAAGGATAAATGCTCTCACCGTCGTACCGGTTGCCGGTTTCGCTACCCACGTCCTGAACCAATGCCAATAAGCAGTTTCCCCGGCTCTCAAAAGGTCTCCTGATGCAAGAATTACTCGATTATGCGGCATCGTCGCAGGATGAAGTGTGCGCGCTAATCCTGAACGACGAGCGAGTGTTTCGCTGTCGGAATGTGCATCCAGAGCCATGGCATCACTTCCGCATAAGTGATGATGACTGGCTTGCGGTGGAGGAAGAAGGAGAAGTTACAGCAGTCTTCCATTCGCATCCGCAAAGCCAGCCAGTGCTTTCTGGTGCTGACCGGCAGATGCAGGTGATGACCGGGCTACCATGGTGGCTGGCATCAGGCGGGCAACTGAGGAAATACAAACCTGTGCCGCTCCTGCTGGGCCGCAGGTTCGAGCACGGCATTATGGACTGCTACACGCTTTTTCGGGACGCATACCATCTCTGTGGAATCGACCTTCCGGACTTCGAAAGGACTAACGGATGGTGGCTGAGAGGAGAGAATCTATATATCGGCAATATGGCGGTCAATGGCTTCTATCAGGTGTCCATGCAGGATGCACAACCGGGCGACGTCATTATCAGGCAGCCATTCCCGGGCGCCGACCCATGCCACTCAATGATTCTCCTTCATGACAACCTGGTGCTTCACCATGACCATGCCGGGCACCTCAGCAGAAGAGAACAAATGCGCCCGGCATACATCAAGCAGACGCATTCAATCTGGAGACATGAACAGTGCTCATCTTTAAATTTGCAGGCAATTTACGCCGATTTTACCGCCAGATATCCCTGAATGTTGATACGCCAGCGCAGGGGTTGCGCCTTCTTCTGGCGCAGGATTTCGAATTTAAAAAAGCCTTTCTCAACACAAAGCTGCGGGTGCGGGTGGCGAGCGAGGATGTTGAGGCATCTGCGATGCAATGGCATCTGGACCGCCACCTTAAAGATGGCTCAGTGGTCCTTTTCGTTCCGATAGTCGAGGGGGCGATTACCGGCACTGTTGCGGCATATGTCGCGCTTGCAGTGGCTGTAGCATCGGTAGCTTACTCGGTTTACATGTCACGCAACATGAAGACCAAAACCTCCGCAGAAGCCGCAGAGACCAATACGCTTACAAACAACTCATTTACCAGTGCTGAGAACCGGGTTGGCCAGGGCCGGGCGGTGCCAATCCTTCTCGGAGAAATGGCTGTTGGGAGTAACGTAATCAGCCTCGGGATCGACACTTCTAATAATTCCGACTGGACAGAATCAATAGGCTAAGGTGGCTATATGTCTTCAGGTGGTGGTAAAGCATCAACCCCAAAACTCCTCGACGATAACCTCAAATCAAAACAGTTTTACCGGGTTCTCGATCTGATATCGGAAGGTCCGATTGCAGGGCCTGTCGATCAGGAACACATGTCATCGTTTATGCTTAACAAGACGCCAATTACGGATGCAAGCGGAAACGTTAATGTGAATGGAATTAGCGTAGCGTGGCGCCCCGGATCGGAAACTCAGCAGCCGATTAATGGCTTCTCTGCCATTGAAGCGGCCACCATCGTAAACACCGAAGTAACTTATGACACGCCGCTGGTTCGCACCGTAACCGATCAGGACGTTACTCGGGTGCGGTTCAACGTTGGTGTGACTGGGTTGGTCGAGCAGGACACAAAAGGCAATCAGAAAAACACGTCCGTTACTCTTGTTTTAGAAAGCAGGACAGGTGCTTCAGGCTGGGTTATTGAAAAAACCGTCACTATCACCGGGAAGATATCAGGCGAATACCTTGAGGCCCATCTGATTGGCGCTCCAGATATTAAGCCGTTTGATATTCGTGTACGCCGCATTACGCCTGACAGCAGCAGCGATTTACTGTCCAATGGGACTATCTGGAATAGCTATAGTGAAATCACCGACGACAACCTGAGCTATCCATTCTCAGCCATCGCTGGAGCCGTTATTGACCGCAACCAGTACACTGACACTCCAAGCCGCACCTACCATCTTCGCGGACTGATTGTGTCTGTACCAGACAACTATGATCCGATAGCACGCACCTACTCCGGTTTATGGCTGGGTGGATTTAAGCAGGCATGGACTAACAACCCGGCATGGTTGTTCAGAGAGCTGGCGAAGAATACCCGCTTCGGACTGGCTAAACGTGCCGGATACATCGATGTGGATGACGGCGCACTGTATATTCTGTCTCAGTATTGCGATCAGCTTGTTGATGATGGTTACGGTGGCAAAGAGCCACGCATGACGCTTAACGCTTACATCACAGAACAGGCCAGCGCGCGTGACATTCTGGACAAGATTGCCGGCATGTTCCGTGGCATAGCGCTGTGGGACGGGATGCGCCTCACCGTCATGCTTGACGCGCCTCAGGACGCGATCGCCACCATCACTAACGCTAACGTAGTTGACGGGGAATTCAAGCGCAGCTCGGTGAAGCGCTCTGAGAAATACAATGCAGTTGTGGTGTCCTGGACAGATCCTGATAACGGCTGGGAGCAGGTTAAAGAATACGTATCCGATGATGACATGATTGCGCGCGGGAATTACAACGAGACCACCCTTGAAGCTTTCGGTTGTACCTCTCGCGGGCAGGCATGGCGAGCAGGTAAGTGGCTACTTGAAACAGCAAAGCGTGAGAGCAGCCGATTAACTTTCCAGATGGCCCGTGACGCCATCCATTTCACTCCCGGCGACATAGTTGAAATCATGGACAACAACTATGCCGGCGCGCGGCTCGGCGGCAGAATAATGTCGCATTCAGGCAATAAAATTACCGTTGATGCTGTTGACTCCTCGCTTATCGGCGGTGGGGATACCATGTCTATCATGGGTAGCAATGGTAAGTTCGTAAAGTACGTCATTAATAGCATCGCTAACAACGTCATAACTCTGAAGACTACACCTTCATGGGTTCGGGGTGGGACGGTGTTCGCAATCTCTACAAGTAGCGTATCAATTCGTTTGTTCCGCATCCTCAGCGTCGCCGAGACAGAAAACAATTCCGTATACAGCATTACTGCCTCACAGCATGATCCGAATAAACAGGCAATCGTGGACGAAGGCGCGGTGTTCGAAATCCCTAACGACACGCTTAATGGCTACCGCGTTCCGAACGTTGAAAATCTGCGGATTATTAACACCAATTCGGAAACGGTACAGGTTACGGCGACATGGGAAACAGCTACGACGACCAAAAAGCTTGTTTTCGAACTCTATGTCTACTCGGCTGATGGGAAAGTGGTAGCTCAGTACGAAACAGACCAGTTCCGCTATGAGTTTTTTGGTCTGAATGCCGGTAGCTACACGCTGGGTGTTCGTGGTCGTAATGAAAACGGGATGAAAGGCGCAGAGACACAAATCAGCATGGTTATCGGCGCACCACCTGCGCCATCCAGTGTTATCTGGACGCCCGGCTTGTTCTCTGCTGACCTGGTTCCTGTTATGCGCATTACGGCAACGACCGACACCTCGTTTGAATTCTGGTATTCCGGGCTGAATCAGATAGAAAATCCCGCAGACATTGAAGACCAGACTCAGTTCCTTGGGCGCTCTAACCAGTGGACCCTTCATGGTCTACAGGCTGATAAAACATATTACGTCTATGTTCGCACCAGGAATGCTTTCGGGGTATCTGAATTTGTTGAAGCATCCGGGCAGGCGTCATCTGATATTCCAGGAATGATAGATCTTATTGATGGGCAAATACGAGAGTCAGATGCGTTTAAAAATGTTCAGGAGGGTGTTGATACTAATCTGGAAGGTATCATGTCAAATGCGCTGGCAAACCACGAAACCGTGGAACACCAGTGGGCTCAGTATGGGGAGGTCCGGGCTGATATATTGGTAGTAAAAACTACGGTAGCTACTGCTAAAAAGGGATTAGCTGATTTATCTACCTATGTGCAAGCGCAAATTGGCCCGAACGGAGAGTTAACGGCGGCGGTAAATGAAAAGCTTACTGCTCAGGTTGAAGATAATGGTAATGCTAAGGCTTCATATACTCTTAATCTTGGCATTAAAAGAAATGATGTTCTCTATAACGCTGGTTTTGGTATATCCATTGAGCCTTCAGGAAGCACCTATAAATCGACTGTGGTTTTTGCTGCTGATCAGTTTGGTATTTATTCAGGAAGTGACCCTGGTAATTATAAGGCTGCATTCCTGACCTCTAATGGTCAGGTATTTATTAACGAAGCATTTATTGACTATGCGTCATTCACTTTGGCGAAAGTTGGCTCATGGTATTCAGCTAATTACGTAGCGGGACAGACAGGGACGATCATGAAATCAGATGGCATGTTTGAGGTGAATGGTGTAGTTGCCGGGGAGGGCGCAACGAAAATGACCAACCTGAATTACAGCGTTAAAGATGGCAATGGCGTTCTTCGCGTGCAGATTGGCAAACTAACAGGGGTGTTCTGATGACATGGGGAATTCAGACATGGGACGCTGACGGTGTCCCGAATAACTATGGCATTAAACCTGTAACCGTGGTGGGAATCATCGATCTTGCTTTAGGTCAGAAAACGGGAAGCTACCAGTTCAACCTCGAGCCCGGTTTAAAGGTCGGTTTTGCGGTTGGTACTCTGGAGGATAAAGGGACAATAAGTTACACAGATAAAAGAAATATTATTGCATCTGGAAACACCATAACAATACAGCCTTCAGGTAGTGATGGGATTAATGATTACCCGGCAGTCAAAGTGCAGTTAATCGTTTTTGCGGAGACTGCGTAGATGGCTAAATATGGCGCATTGATTTCATTACCTAACGGGAACCCTTTTATCACGCCTGATTCCACACCAATGACGCTTTACCGGAAAGTCACTGTAAACTCAACTTTTGGGGGGAATTTTAACAGTGCTTCGGCGTCCGTGACTATCGACGGTCAGAAGGGAGGGATTGCATTTGCAAGAACCAGCGCCCCGGCGAAGATATCAGCTTCAAAAAGTGGCAATACGTTCAGTGTTGATGCGTCTAATTACAGGGGATCGGCTTTTGTCCTTGAGGCCTATTTTTTTGCCATATATCCGCTTACGCTTCCTGCCTGGGGGGTGGCTATATGGGATGCCGAAGGGACACTGGTACTTACGAATGAGTCCCGGGTATTAAGCGACCTTACAACTATTGGTTCACCAGGTGCTGTAAGTGGTGGGCTTAACATTGATACATACATGGCAGGCAAATGGGCCGTAAATCCGATGGGGCTGGGCTCTGTCATCCTCCATGCGGGTTCTGCACCAGGTGGACAGCCAATATTTCAGTCTGTTGATGTGGGGACGGGTTGCCATGACGACACTGGTGGTACAAGAATTAGGGGGCAAAGTTCAACCACTGCAAGTGGTTCCTCTGTCGGATCAACGAATAGCGGAATTGTGATAACGGCGATAAACACAGCCGCATATGATTAAACTGATCGATTTAAACGATCAATTTTAGAATATTGATCTATTGAAACTATTTTTATTATTGAATGCTATTGGTTATTTTTTGTTTAAATAATTAGTTCTGGTGTCGAAATGAAAAATACAATCATTCCAGTTATTGTCTGCCTGGTGCTTTCAGCGTGTTCAGGACCTGTTCTGGAAAAACAGAAATCAGTTTGTCAGGCTGAGTTAGTGCCAGGTGGACAGCCCCAGTCAGTACAGATTTACGGTGTACGAAAGATTGCTAATCAGACTGAGTACAGGGCCGGTTATCCCTTTAACTGGCGATGGGTGAATAAAAATAACTTCACCAGTTCGAATTGCCTTCAATGAAATACCAAAAATAACCCGCTCCGGCGGGTTTTTTATTATCTGAATTCAGGAGATATCCATGTCAGCAGGAACTTTAACCCTGACGAATAACTCTGCTGCGGTCGCTGGCAACGGGACCTCGTTTACCACCGAGGTGGCGGCCGGAGATTTTATTGTTGTCACTGTCGGCGGCGTTCCCTATACGCTCCCGGTTAAATCAGTGGAAAGCGGTACAGCATTGACACTGGTCAGTAACTTTACCGGACCAACACAATCTGGTGCGGCCTGGTCAGCCGTTCCCCGCGTAGCGCTGAATATGGTTACCGCTGCACTGGTTACCCAGAGCGCAGAGGCGCTTCGCGGCCTGAACTACGACAAACAGAACTGGCAGCAGGTATTCAGCGGTACCGGGACAATAACTGTAAAGTTACCTGACCAATCAACGTTTACCGGCCCATCCTGGAAATACCTTGCCGATAATATGGCAACAAAAAGTAACGGGGCTGTCCCTGTTAACCAGGGGGGAACCGGTTCAACAACCAGTTCAGGAGCCAGAACATCTCTTGGTTTAGGAACCGCAGCAACAAGAAACGCAGGCACACAGGATGGGAATGTACCTCTTGTTGGTAGTATGTGGGGGTTTGGGTATGGTACAGCGGGGCATGTTGTTATAAATGCCGCTTCGAATAATGACATTTATTCGACACTTATTAATTATGGATCCTGCGTATTTCGAAATAACACTACGCCACCGGGTGTTCCGTCCACAACATTCGGTGCGAGTCTGTGGTTACAAACGGGAGATACAGCCGGGGCGATTCAGATACCTTACTCACCGTCTGGTACAGTGACGGTTATATCGGCCCAGGCAGGTGTCGGAGTATTCTCGCGGACAATGTACGATACTGCCAACACCACGGTGGACAGCAACGGGTTCATTAAAAAAGCATCTCCGATTGTTAAACTGAAAGGAGACGGATCAGCGGAGGTTAACTACCAGGCTGAAGGAGCTTCGACAGAACGTCTTGACCTTGGCGTTTATCGTATTTCCGGTGTTTTGGGCTTCAACTCAACTCCTGAATGGGGGGGGATAGATGGAGGCATTGAGATACCGCTCGACCGAAACAAACAACCCCTGCTGTGGGTGGATTATAAAATTGAATCAGACGGTTCCATTCTGCTGAAAACGTATCACCGGACACATCCGTCAGCACCGGAGTTTGCTCGTAATTTAATTGGCTACGAGTCTGATGATGGGAATTTTATCGAAACGGTAAAAAATGGGGAACCTGTCGATATCCCTGCGGGGCGTTGGGTGGATCTGCGAGTTGAAATGCCAGCAGACAGTATTTTTAATCAACGTCAGGAAGAGATGAGGGTGGCGATGGAACAAGCTGAGCAGGCGCGTACTGAAAATCAGCAGGATACTCAGCTGTGATCACTATTGCTACCGCTGTGCCTACAGCATGGCATACCCGATAGTTAATCTTCAGCTAGCCAGAATTCAGCCTCTTCAAACATTTCCTGCACCGTTCGGCTTATCTGTTCTTTCTCATGCTTGCTGGCGTCAGTGTTGATCGCCGGCAGTGTCATCATCGGTTTTACCCGGACATCAGCATCCGGGAAAATCCGGTGAACCCTCCTGGTCAGCTCGCCCAGAATGATATCATTTGCACCGGGCAGACCATCAAAATTCCTTTTGTCATAAACGAGTTCCACGAACATTGCTCATTGCTCCTTTACTGGATGGATATACAGTATTTATACTGTGTTTTTATCTGGTGTTCAAGAGAGGGCGTAATGATGCCACGACGCAGCGATATTGAAATGGCCTGGTATGCTTCGATACAGCAAGAACCGAATGGCCGGAAGACCGTCACCACACAGCGGTTTGTCCATGAACTGAGCAAGGTTAACTGGATCTGGACGATGAAGCAGGCCAACGAATGGATCGAGTGGTATGTGACAACCTTCCGCGATGTATCAACGCAGGAAGGGGAGAACCGTACCTTTCAGCTGTTCAATCCAAACGGAGGACTATAGCTATGGGCTTTCCTTCACCTGCCAGTGATTACGTTGAAACAAGGATTTCCCTCGATCAGCAGTTAATCAACCAGCCAGCAGCGACTTATTTCATGCGGGCATCGCGTTCACATTTCAGGGAAGGGATAATCCAGGGGGCGCTACTTGTTGTGGACGCGTCGCTTTCAGCCTGTGATGGCTCGCTGCTGATATGCGCAATCGATGGGGAATTCAGAATCAAGCGTTACCGAACACATCCACAACCCCACCTGATTAATCTGGAGAACGGGAGAAGGGAAGAGCACCCTATTGATGATGATGGTTTCACGGTGTTTGGGGTGATCACGTACATCATTAATGATGCCAGGAACGCGGAATTTGATGATTGTCCGCTAATGTAATCATATTGGCTGTATTAGTTCTGCTCCCTGATTTTTCACATTCCCGACGGCACGTGTTACGGCATGCCATATGAATTTTTCAGCCGGCACGGAACCGTTGGCCGCAATTTCCGCAGCTTCTTTTCCTCCAATGTCCTGCCTCATCCATTCGCGAGCGGCTTCTGGTGATAGTACCAGCGGCCGCCTGTCGTGAATATCTACCAGTCCTTTGTCAGCCGCAGCTGTCACTATCAGGAAACCTTCTGCTTCATCTCCTCGCTCGAATGGCGCGCTGCCAATCGCTGCCATAAATATCGGCTGTCCGTCGGCCCGATGAATGAAGTAAGGCTGCTTCGTGTCACCTTCCATTCTCCATTCGTACCAGCCATCAGCAAAGCAAATTGCGCGACCATGCTGCCAGAGTGGTTTAAACATTCTGCTGGTAGCCGCAGTTTCAGATCGAGCATTAATTAGCGGTGGCTTATCCCACCAACCGGGGGCGTATCCCCAGATAACTGGATCAAGATGCAACTGCTCATCACGTTCGCTCAGAAGCAGAACTTTTGTTCCTGGCGCTACGTTGAATCTTCCGATGGGTTCTGGATCGTATGGAATGTCGCATTCTGATTCATCAGCAAGCAGGGCAAGATAATCTTCACGCGTCATTGACTGTGAAAAACGTCCACACATAGGAACCTCCAGCCATATGTCAGACTGAAGGTATAGGGCAGGAAGAAAAAGTGGTGCGCACCGGTAATGATTTAAAAAGGTGCTTGTAAGGTAAGTCGGAATGATGGTTTTGTGAATTGATGAATTCTTAAAAATGGGTAGATGCTGGAACAATGCGATCCCGAATTTTTCCCGACGACGCCACGAAACCAATAGCAACTGATTGATCTTGAATGGGTGCAATAGTAAGTATCAGGAGGTGTTTTTTAGTGGCTTTTTGGTGTTAAGTTATTGAAGTTTATAGATTATTACGTTTTGTTTTGTAAACAGGAATCGTATTCGGTCTCTTTTTGTGTGGATTTTATTTCAATCACTTAGGACATCATGTCCGAAAGTTTCCGAAATTTGTCCGCATATCACAATTCGGGATTTCTTCGTTATACCACACTGCTTTTAACATTTACACTTCATTTGCGCAGAAAAAGATCAGATCGTGATGCCCATTTTTTCCTGATCTCCAGGCGTATAGCCGGCTTATGTGCCAGCATTTCAGTTGTCACTAGTGCCCAGAGGTTTAGACTCACTTGTATCAATAGCGGTATAATTATCCATCAATTGATGCCGTTCTGGCCCCTGATACATGGACTTAGTTTCTCAATAACGAGATATAAGAAATGGAAAAGTTAAAAGAAAGACTCGTGATGGAGATTGGTAATGCTGAAGATCTCTCTGCAGCATTAAAACTATACACCAGTTTCTATCTATTAATCCCAGAGTATAAATTTGTCTTTTCATCGCCTAAAGGGCCATATCCAGGGTTTCAAACTAACAAGAAATTCAAGCATGGGGCGTCTATACGCTCTTTATTCAATGATGAAAATTTTTTCGTTATGGATCCTCAAACCATAGAGGAAATGTTCAGCGATAAAGGACACTCCACATTTAAAATAGATTACTCAATATCTCTTGATAGCCAGGCATTAAGTTATCTCAGACCATATATCAATGGTAAAGTTTCTGGTCTGGATGATGACATCGAAGAAATATTTAAATTTATTTCTCATCAGAATACGCAGGTAGACTCTGTGTTATATGAGCTGGAGAACCTTAAAAATCTGGATGAGAAAGAGAATCACCATAAAATATTCGATAAGTTGATGGGTTACGAATTTATAAAAGATGTTGATCTCGTTAAGTCAGGAACCAGCGGAGTATTGACCTCAAAAATATCGCAAGGTGAGCTTTTTCTTAATACCGACAGACATTTTAGCTCACTGCTCACCAAAAACAAAGACTCTGAGTTCAGGCATGCGTTAAGAGACAGGCACGATAGTATTTACGCTTATGTTCTTATGATGAGTATCATCCAAATCAAATCGCCTGCCAGATCGCTCAAAAATAAATTGATCGATCTATTAAGTTTTGCTCACACCAAAGTATGCTTTTTGGCGACAAGAGAGTTAATTCTAGCGAGTGAGTTTTTTATACGAGGGACAGAATTTAGGTTTTTTAACAAAATACATAAAAAGTCGAAAAATATGTGGTCGGCATTACATGGTATGGCCTGGGATCTGACTCATTGTCGGTATTTAGAGCAAGCACTTACCTTCAATACAGGAAATGATGAGCGATATTTTTTCCCTGGAATATTGACTTGTGACAAAGGTTTTATTGAGGCGATGGAGCTCACGCCGCTTAAGGCCGTTGCATTTGATACCAAAGGCGGGCCGCCGTTTCTGTTTTATCATGAACATGATGTGATAAAAATTACCGGGGATATCCCTGCGGTTAATGATTTCTATCAGGAATTGTGTTGTAAACAGAAAAGAGAAGAAAGAGCTCGTGCGCGTAATGCACCCACTTATGACCTGCAATCTATAGTAGCTGAACTGGAAGCAGAACTGGAAGCTGTTGCGTTAGTACCTCGTCGACGCGTGGATAGCGTAGGACCGTGATGTATGATTCGGTCGCTCTGTTTTTTACTGCTATGGTTTAATTTAGAACAGGGCAATATTTGTGTACAGGAGGTCAAATGGGACTACCTGACAATGCTTATCAAAGAGTGGAAGCGACGCGCTGGCGACATGTTTGGGTGGTCGGGGATATCCACGGTTGCTTCTCATTATTGATGGCGAAATTGCGCCTGTGTCATTTTGATCCGTGGCAGGACCTGCTGGTTTCAGTGGGGGATGTTATCGACCGCGGACCAGACAGTCTGCGTTGCCTGAAGCTACTGCGTAAACGCTGGATTATCGCGGTTAGAGGGAATCATGAACAGATGGGGCTGGACGCGCTGGCAACCGGGGAGCAATTCCTGTGGTTTATGAATGGCGGTTCGTGGTTTGCGCAGGCGGAGCAGCCAACGGCGACAGCCGCTCTTGAAACGTGTCGGCAATTACCCTGGATTCTGGAGCTGCGTTGCCAGAACGGCATACACGTTATTGCTCACGCAGATTACCCTGATGATAATTATCAGTGGCAAAAAGAGGTCGATTTACAGCGGGTACTGTGGGATCGCACAAGGCTGATGAATAAAGGCAACGGCATTCGCGGCGCGGATCACTTTTGGTTTGGCCATACGCCTCTGCGTCAGCGGCTGGATCACGAGAATCTGCACTATATTGATACCGGTGCGGTGTTTGGTGGCGAGTTGACGCTGGTGCAACTGCAATAATCAAAAATCGCTGTATTCCTGGGCCGGACGCCAGAAGCTGTCTATGTAGTCATCCGCGGGTAAACATCCGCCGTTACGAATACGCTGATCGTCCATCGATATCAGGCACTGCTGCTCAGTTTTGTAGACATCAACAACGATATCTTCACAACCGCCACCCAGGTAGCACACAAAAAGAACCAGCGTGAACAT